ACTTTAACTGAAGCGATGGTAGGAATGTATTTTGATTTAGTTTCTCACACTCAGATTGACGGAGATACTAACCATGATACTACACAGAGAACTTGCAGACTTTGGGAGTTTAACCCAGACCATGACGCAGACGCATCTAAAGGATTATTTCAAGTTGTCGAGTCTCAATTTGGACAAGATAGTTGGGATAGAGAAGCATAAATTTGCTAATTAAGTTATAATAAATATATGAGCGCAACAAGAGGAGCATTCGCAGATGAACTAGACCCTTCAATAAGGGAAATATTTTTTGACAGGTATGACAATGAACCACAAGTCATGCCGATGGTTTTCAATGTATTAACCTCAGATAGTAATATTGAGGAAGATTCAGCAACTACTGGATTTGGTAAATTGCAGCAAACCTCAGAACTGGGAGCTCTAGATTATGAAGACCCAGTTAAGATGTATAAGACTACGTACACTCACTTGAAGTATACCAAAGGATTCAAGGTATCCCAGGAGTTGGTTGAGGATGACCAGCACAATGTTATTTCAGCGATGCCAAGAGCACTTGCAAAGTCAGTTGTTTATACTACTGAGTATTGGGCCGCTTCAGTTTTAAATAACGCATTTTCTACTAGCTACACCAGCTACGGAGATGCAAAACCGCTTTGTTCAACACTACATTCAAGGGCAGATGGTGGAACTGCACAAAGTAATGCTTCAGCAGCAGGAGTAGTTTTCTCTGAAACTAATCTTGAAACTGGTAGATTAGCACTTGAGAAAGCACTTAATGACAAAGGCGAGATAGTTAATTTCAAGGCTGATACTCTCTTAATTCCGATTGACCTTAGAAAATCAGCACAGATTATAACCGAATCTTCTATGAGGCCAGGTACCGCAAACAATGACATCAATGTTTATGATGGAGTATTCAAGTTGATTCCTTGGAGATATATTACTACCACAACATATTGGTTCTTGCTCGATTCCAGCAATCATTTACTACAGTGGTTCTGGAGAGTGCGACCAGAATTTAAGAATGATTTTTCTTTTGATGCAGATGCAGCACTCTACAAAGTTAGAGTCCGATTCAGTTATGGTTGGTCAGACTGGAGAGGCGTTTGGGGTTCAAAGGGTGATGCGACAACTTATAGTTCTTAATTAATAAAGGTAGAGGTTTAAGTATGGGAGCTTGGGATACGGGCACCTCCCGAAATCCCATAAGAGCTCCCTTTTTTAATGTTATAATAAATATATGGGTGTAACTAAACTAAATGCAGTAAATACAGGACAGACAAGAATTTATCAGGGTACAACATTACCGACTACCCCTCAGCAGTATTATGGCACGGGAATTGGAGATGTTGACTCTATTACATGGAGGGGTGGAGAACTGGCTTACCTTTCAAATATAAAAAAGTTATTTATTCAGACAGCAACAAGCGGAACAACCGCATCTTGGTACAGGTATCAGGATGTTTTGGTAGCAGTATAATATGGGACTTACAAACTTAGATACAATAAATGTAACTACAGCAAGAGCAAAGGTGCTGGCGGCTTCACCGTCAACGCCTATGGATTTTTATGGGTTTAAAGCTGGTCAGGATGTGGGCGATACTTCATGGGCTGGAGGAGAGATTTACTACAATAGTGCAGATTATAAACTTTACATCCAGACTGCGACAAGCGGTACTGGAGCAGGTACTTGGTACAAAACAACCGACCTATTCGTAACTACATCAACATCAACCAGCACGTCATCTACCAGCACGTCTACGACATCCAGTACGTCAACATCTAGTACATCAACCTCGACAACGAGTTCAACCAGCACGTCATCAACCAGTACCAGCACGTCTAGTACAACAACAGCATAAATATGGCAAGCGAAACAACATACGACAATTTAAGGGCAAAAGGTGGAGCCGCAAAGGTTCTTTCCGCACTACCTCAAACACCAGAAGCCTATTTTGGTGAAACTGTGGTAAATGTTCATCCAATTAATTGGGTGGGTGGAGAGTTGGTTTATCTGACAACCGATAGCAGACTTTATATGAATGCGGCCACTTCTGGAAGAACTGCTACCTGGAGGAGATTGGCTGATGCTTTTGCTACCAGTACAACCAGCACGACTACAACGACCTCAACATCAACATCGACAACGACTACGACCTCAACATCCACAAGTTCCAGCACGAGCACGACCACAACCTCGACAACAACGTCTACGACAACGTCATCTACAACGACATCAACTAGCACGTCATCAACGACTACGACATCGACATCGACCAGCACGTCAACGTCAACGACATCATCGTCAACATCAACTAGTACAACAACAACAGCATGAGAACTATAATTTATGATGAAAACACTAAGGCATTTTCGGTCTCAAACCCGATGCCGATAAAGTATTCGTATGATACAACCAACTCGTTTAGTGCAACATTTACAACTGCGGATTGCACAACTGCATTAACAGTAAAAGCTGCGACATCTGGTAAGTCTATCTATATAACGGATATTTTATTCTCAAGTGGAACAACCATGACATTCTTGTTGCAGGATGGTGATGGTACAGCAATAATATATCCAGTTTACACAACCGCAAATTACCCACAGAAATTAAGTTTCATTACTCCTATAAAAGTTACTGCAAGTAAGTCTCTGCAAATAAAGACATCTGCTGCTGGCACAATGACTGTAACAGTGGCTGGTTATGTGGCTTGACAGCGTTAAAGATTTGTTCTAATCTAAATTATATTATATGGATATCCAATTCGTTAAGACTTCTGATCTTGATTTGGCTTCAACTCTTTATACAGTGGGGTTTCCTATTGACGGCATATACAACTCCAACAGAAAGACTCCTTTTGGTGAACCTATTATGGATTTCTATTTTAGGGATGAGGAAAGGTTAAGAGAGGCAATGAATCAGTATTATAGAAGAGCTTTAAGAGTTGAACCAAGTGAATTATTCCGTAATAGGAAAGAGATATTAGATAGGATAAAACATGAAGAGAGTGTTAAGTAATCTTAAAAGAGTATCGGTTAAGTACCCATTTAGGGGAAGAGAGATATTCTTTAGATACAAACAGAAAAGAATCTTTGACATGGATGACGAGGAAGAAGCGGCAGAATATTATCTCTGGAAAGACAGATATGACTGGATTATAGATATAACAGCAAATTGCCCAGATATTAACAAGGAGGTGAAAGATTTATGAAAATGAAAATATTATATAACCCCACCGATAAGGATATAATTGATTACCCGATATCCGAGGCCCAGGTAGATGCAGAAGGGAACATATTATATGACAAAGATGAGAAGATGCTTACCACAGTGCGGACCCTTACTTGGACTATTAAAGCGGGAGAGAAGGTCAAAGTTCCTGCTTATGTAGCTGATTATTTGATGTCTGTATATGCACAAACTGACCCTAATGCTACAAATAGGGGTTTGGAAGTTGAAGAAGATACGGAAGAAAAGACCGAGATACCAGTTGTAAAAGGAGACGGAGTTTGTAAACAATGCGGAAAATCATTTAAGAGTCCAAGAGCAATGGCATTACATTGGGCCGCAAAACATCCTGATTTACTAAAATGATAAATTATTGTCCGAGGTGTGGTTTTAGACTGACTGCGGAAGAACCTGAACCAAGTTCTGTTCTTGGTGATTATGAGGTTATTGATGACAGTGGAATAAGAGTTGCGGTACCAGGAGTTCTGGATAACAGGAAAAGACTTATTGAGTTAAGAAACAGAAGGCCGCCAGTAGTTCATCCTGTGAGAAATGATAGCGAGATGGATAAGTTTGGAAGCCTTGTTGTCGGAGAAGGATTAGTACAGGAGGGATAATGTTTGATAGTAAACAGACAATATTTTATTTTGTTAGAAAAATCATTAAGGGTTTTTCAGAAGAAGAAAAAGAAAAAATAAATGGAATTAGTATCTCAGTTTCAGATGGTATGAAAATTGGTAGAGGAGGAAGAGAACTTTTAGGTTATTTTAATCGTTCTAGTAAAAATATTGTTATCTTTGCTCCCGATAAATTTATTTTGGGTGATAGAGATATTTATGAAACTATGAAAAATCTTGAAGGACTTATAAGACATGAGTTAAAGCATGCTATTAGTTGAATATGAGAATATCAATTTTAACCACCTTTTCAAATTTTGATAGTGCTTTCTCTTTGTGTGGCGTGGTTAATCAGCAGTTGATTGCCTTGCTTAAATATGGATACAAGCCAGTTCTTTTAGTTCTAGATACCTTTAAAGATGATGAAAAGGTGCCCAAAGGAGTGGAAATCAGAAAAGTTATTCCCCAGCTTATTCTTGAACCTTACGGGCAAAGAGATATAACCAACCTTGATGCGGATGTGGCCAAGGCACAAAAGGCAATGGAAGACAATATGGCCGATATTGATGTTTGCCTTACCCACGATATTATCTTTATTAACAGTTATCTTCCTTACAATATTGCAATGAGAAAGGCAATAGATACTACCCTCGGAAAAGTACGGTGGCTTCACTGGATGCACTCAGGGCCGTCTTTTGCAAAGTTGGATGATTCTGTATGGGATAACTTATACACGCTTCCAAAGAACTCACGGCTTATCTACATGAACTATACGGACAGTATCAGGGCTGCCGAGATGTATCATGTTCTTCCAAAAGATGTACGCACAATATTTAATCCTATGGACATCAGGGAACTATACAACTTCAATCCACTAACTAAAGAGATAATAGATGAGAATGATTTGATGAGTCCAGAGTTTTTGGCCATATATCCTTTATCAACAACCAGAATGGGAGATAATGGTAAACAGATATCTAAAGCAATTAGGATTATGAGTTGCCTTAAAAAGAGGGGTTCAAGTGTGGCTTTGGTAGTACCAAATGCCCACGCCAATGCAGGAAGAGAGAAACAGGCTATTGAATCAATGTACCAATATGCTTATGAGAGGGGGATGGAACACCGTGAATTAATATTCACCTCCTTCCACCATCCCCCTACTTATGAGCATGGAGTACCGCATGAAGTTGTCAGAGATTTGTTCTTGTTAAGCAATCTGTTTTTATTCCCATCAATAAGCGAGAACTGTCCATTGGTTTTACTGGAAGCCATGGCTGGTAAGAATATTCTTGTTCTTAATCAGAGTTTTGCTGCGTTTAGGGATTTTGGAAAAGAAGATGCTCTTTACTTTGCCTTTGGTTCACTAACAGAGGGTGGAAGGATATTTCCAGATGGAGAGGAAAAATACTACGAGGATATTGCAACCTTGATAGTTTCCGAATATAACCAGAATAAAGCGATTAAGGCACAAACCAGAATAAGAAGAGAATTTAATATTGATACAATTTTTAAAAAGCAACTCGAACCAGCGATACTTGAAGTTTCAACAATATAACATGTCAACTTACGAATTAAATAAAGTTTGCGAGAAGTGCGGTAAAAAGATACCTGACGAATTTATAAATCCGCTTTGTTGGGATTGCTATGACCTACTGACAAAACAAAAGGTGGAAACTCCTCAAGAGCAACCAGTTGTACCCCCCACACCACCGACTGCTAAAAATGGTATTGCTGAAGAAACTTATATAGAACGACCAGAAGCTGAAGACAAAGAACAATGGAGGGCAAATATAAGGTTATTTGAAAAACACAAAAAAATGCTCTGGAACCCCACCAGAAATATGTATACCTTCATAAAGAACTATAATCTGAACAAGATAACACAGCACGTTCAGTATCCTAAGTTTATTTGGAAGCCAAAGATTGTTGATGTGGGGTGCGGTTGCGGTGTGGGTTCAAATGTATTATCTCAGGAGGCTGACTTTGTATGGGGGATAGACAAGAACGAGGATAGCGTTAAGTTTGCCAAGGAATGCTTTGAGAGGATTAAGAACCAGATTTATTACTTGGCTCAGGTTACTTTTGATGTTATAGACATAATGAAGGATACCAGGCAGATGGCACAATTTGACCAAGTGGTAGCCATAGAGATAATAGAGCATATTGACGATTATAAGGGCTTTCTTAAATCAATAATAAGGTTTGATAAGAGAGGTAAAAATGGGGAACCACCTGCGGTTGACCCCACAGAATACTTTATCTCAACTCCTAATAGGAACAATAAATATATTAGCAATAACGGTCCGAGAAATAGGTATCATGTAAGAGAGTGGACAAGCGGTGAGTTTTATAATGTTCTCAATGAATTTTTCCAAAATATAGTTTTCTTTGATTCTTTGGGAAGAGAAATTCCGAGAGAAGAATATGCAACTACCGAACATTCACCGATATTGGTTAAGTGTTCAGGAGTTAAATAAATTATATTATATGATAACTTTGAGTGTAATAATTCCTGCTAGGAATGAATTTCCAAACATTGTTCATACCATCTATTCCATTCTTCATGCGTGGGAGGCTGAAGGACACGACCCAGACACACTTGAGATTATCCTTGTAGACAATTGCAGTAATGATGACATTCATCCACATAGAGGCACAGCGGGAACTACCTCATATTTAGAAGGAAGGGGAATCTACTACAACGCAAGAATGAAGATTTTAAGAGACCCGATAGCAGGAAACCATAGTGCAAGAAATAAGGGTGCAAAGCTGGCACGGGGTAAATACTTATTCTTCTCGGATGCTCATATGGCCTACAGACCTGGCTTCTTCAAAGAAATGATGAGAACTACATATGAATCAGGCGGACTTGTTCATGGTGCTATAGCATGGATGGGTGCATATCCTCCCGTGGTGGGTGGAGTAGGATTTTCTTACACGATTAAACTAGGCGAGGAGTGGAAAGGTACGTGGGCACCTTATTATCTAGCCGATGATTGGTGGTATATTCCATCACAAGGACATTGTTCCGTAATGGTAGATAAAGAGCAATTCTTTAAATTTGGAGGCTACCCCAAGGTTCACAGAACCTATGGCGGTGGAGAGTTCTACATAGATATGAAATGGTGGATGATGGGTTCTACGGTTGCCGTTAATCCAAAGGCAATCGGATACCATCTATCTTCTGGCCGAGGTTATTCATACAACCATAGGGATTATATCGAGAATGTACTCGGTGTTACCCATGTCTTGGGTTGCGAGGATTGGAGAGAAAGGGTTTACATGAATGCACTTAGGAAAACAAGAAAAGAAGAACTTGATGAAACTATGGCAAGGAACGAGATTGAATATAAGAAAGAGAGAGAGTTTGTGCAAAAGAGAATAAAAAAGTCCTTTAACGATTTACTCATTGAAAGGCCGTGGGATAAAAAGAATATAGAAAGGCATGGCAAGGCAAACGGAGCAATGACTATCTTTCACTATACCTGGCTTGAATTGCTGATACAAAGTCCTATTGCTCTTGAGGCTTACAGGAACTCTAAATACCAGAAAGGACTTGAAGAATTCATTGAAAACAATCTAAGTGAGTTTATTTATTTGGGTAAAAATTATGACGCAGAAAGAATTAAAAATCTAAGGGAGGTGATATGGGCATGAGCTATTCAATAGGAATTTGCGGATATGGTTATGTAGGAAAGGCCACTGGCAATATGTTTGGGGATTGGGTTACGGATATATATGACCCGAATGGATATCCAGAGGAAAACTTCTTTGAGAATGTAGATTTGGAGATTATTGCAGTACCGACACAAATGAATGAGGATGGAAGCTGTGATACGTCTTTGGTAGAGGAGAAAGTAAAGGAATCAAAAGCACCTTTAATACTTATTAAATCAACAATTACACCAGGTACAACAGACAGACTAATAAAGGAAACTGGTAAACACATAGTATTTAGTCCTGAATTTATCGGAGAGGGAAATTACTTTACACCGCCCTGGATGTATCCCGACCCAGTTAGTCCAGTAAGTCATGGTTTTATGGTTATGGGAGGTTCTGATGATGATTGCGAGAAGGTGGCCAATATCTTTGTAAGAAAGATGGGACCGCATACAAAATTTATTTTCTTAAAACCGAAAGAGGCTGAGTGTGTTAAGTATTGGGAGAATGTTTGGGGGGCCACTAAGGTTATCTTTGCCAATGTAATGTTTGATTGTTTAAAGGCATTAGGTGTTAGTTATTACAGGACAAGAGAGGGTTGGGTTGCCGACCCTAGAGTTGAAAAGATGCATACTGCCGTATTTGAAAAGGCAAGAGGATTTAGTGGTAAATGTTTTCCTAAAGACTTGAGAGCTTTCATACATGCAGTAGAAAAGACTGGATATAAACCCAGATTGCTAAAGGAGGTATGGAATACTAACTGTGATTACAGACCAGATGAATTTAATAAGATATGAAAGAAAGAACACCTTTGCATCATAAACCTTATATAGTTTGTTATGATGATTATCGTTGCGTAAGTAGTCTTGATAAAGATGAAACTGAAAGATTGATTATGGCTGGAGATGTAAAATGGTTAGTTGGTAACAGACAGGAATTGTGCGAGTTTGAAATAAAAATATATCAGATATATTTAAAGGTAAAAGAAAATATGGAAGTTGAGGGGTCGCCTTCCAATAAGGATATAGTTGAAATCTTTAATAAAGATAAATCAATACAAAGATGTATTTCACGCAATGCGGTTGCCCGTGCCAGGCGTAGAATTGCTCATACAATGGGGTTTAAGCAAGGGTGGTAATATGCTGGAAAAACAAATATTGGAAAACTTGATTAAAAATGAGTGCAAGAAACACAAAGGCAAAGTTTGTGCTCTGTCTGGTGGAATAGATAGCAGTTTGCTTTGTGCTTTGATTAAACCAGAATTTGCAATATCGGTTAGGTTGCCATTGGGTAAACCCTATGATGAGAGTAAATATTCTAAAGATATGGCAAGATACCTAAGATTAAAGCGTGTGGTGGTTAAGCCCGATTTTAAAAACTTTGATGCCTATATGAAAAAGGCTGTTAGGGCAATAGGAAGGCCCATCCCTCATTTTAATATCTTTCCTTTGTATTGCATGTATAAGGAACTGGCAAGAATGAATATAAAAGAGATTGTTTTGGGTGATGGTCCAGATGAGACAATGTGCGGTTATGCAAGGAATTTAATGATGAAGCATCTTTACTTTGATTTGTTTGAGAAGGAAGAATTTGAGGGATATGGGCCGATGTTGGGAAGAGTATTAAAACCATTTGAGGAAGCCTATGCACAAGCAATAGATAAAGATTATGGTCTTGTTAAAAAGATTTTTGATGAGGCTGCACGCAAAAAAAAGAATGCCATTGATTGTATGTGCTGGATAGATATGAAGATTTGTAGAGAGGATATGGATGACATGAGTAATGGGATTGCCCGATACTTTGGAATAAAAAACATACGGCCATATCAGGATAATCCAAAGATAGATGATTTTATGTTTAACCTTCCGATAAAGGACAAGATAAGGGGTTCTTATGGAAAATATCTTTTAAGAGTAATTGCTTCCAAATACATTCCGAAGAAATACGCATGGAGATTAAGAAAGGTAGGGGGACCCGTATACCCCGTAAACCGACTTAAAAATTGGATGGATTATGGGGAGTTTGACAAAAGAATTTATCTTGAATACCAAGAAGGACTATTAAAATAATGTTAAGCGTAATACTACCAAACTATCAGCATTTCAATATTACAAAGGCTCATGTAAGAGAAGCGATGAACTCAACTCTTATGCCTGATGAGATTATCGTGGTAAATGATGGAGGAGATGAATCACTTAAAGATATTCTAAAGACTCTGGAGAAGAAAACCAAGATTATCTATGCCTATATTCTTCCACCCAAAATACCTTGGAATTACAATGGTGCTGTGAACTTGGGAGTGTGGTTATCAAAAGGAGATTTCCTTGCGATTGAGGATAATGACAATATACCTACACCTACTCTTTATGAGGAAGTATTAAAGACATTTGAGGCCAATCCCAAAGCAGGGCGTTGTTATGGATTCAAAAGACTTGAGATTGCTTCAAGTGAGTTGGAAAAGCCATCAAGCGAGTGGAAGGTTACGGGAGGAAGAGGACCCAATCAGGGAAGTTACCTTATAAGAAGAGAGGTTTACACCATGCTTAAAGGACAGGATGAGAGAATGTGCGGAAGGTATGGTTGGATGTATTATGACTGGAAGCACAGGCTTTTAGCTTACGCCAAGACAGAGTTCGTTCAGACAGGCAACTACTGGTATGTAACCGATGGACAGACAAATTTAGACAGACCTCACTCATCAGAGAATTACAGAGTTTACAGGGACAATGCCAGAAGCGGTCATGCACACAGCAGTTATGGAATTTTAAATTTTAAATATACTGTGGAGGAAATCTAATGGATTACGTATCTATAGTTATAGTAACTTATTCAAATGTAGACGACTTCGGAGAAGCACGTTCTAAAGGAATTGATTTAACTCGTTCCCAAATGATGAAGATGTCCATTGAAAGTCTAAGAGATAACACCGATTATCCAGCAGAAATCATCCTTGTAGATAACGGAGGTAATCCAGATGACAGCGATTGGCTGGTACAAAAACAAAGAGAGGGAGTAATCAATGTCTACATCAGGAATAAGAATAATATGCACTTTGGGTATGCAAGGATGCAGGGGATTAAACTGGCAACAGGAAACTTTCTGGCAATCTGCGACAATGACATCTATTACAAACCCAACTGGCTATCAAAGACAATAGAACCTTTACTTAAATTCCCAGACAAAAAGTTTATTGCCTCACCTTTCCTTACGCCAGAGAAGACTAAGGGTAAAAACCCAAGACCAGATTACGAGGGATATAGAGTTAATTCAATGGCTGGTTCAAACTGTATGGTTATGAGGAGAGAAGTGTTTACTGAGATTGGTGATTTCTCCACCAGTCATATAACAGGCTCACATTGGCATAGAAGAATGAATAAGTATGGTTACGTGGTGATTATTCCACCAGAAGATTATGCGACACATTTGGCATGGAGAAAGGGGTATGATTTAAAGAAGCAGATTAAGGTTAAAGAGATTCTCCTTAATGGAGATGAGATAGATTATAGTTTTGAATACAGACATGGGTAAAGTAATGGTTACAGGTTGTAGTGGGTTCATAGCCCACCATTTAATAAGGGCTTTAAGGTACAAAGGCTACCATATAACTGGAGTGGACAAAAGACCTATTTCATGGGAACACAGTAGACCCAACCAATTTATTCAAACTGATGTAAGGGATTTAGGATTTAGAGATTTAAACGGAATGGATTATATCTTTCACCTTGCCTTTAGTACAAACATACCAAACTCAATAAGACACCCGATAGAAACTACACGGGATAACATAGACATGACCATTCACTTATTCGAGTATGCCAAAGATGCGGGAGTTGGCGGAATATTATTTCCTTCTACTGCTTCTCTTTATAGCCACAATCCCACTCCTTGGACAGAGGATATGCCACCCATGCCGATTGAACCTTATTCATGGCAAAAATTATCATGCGAGTATGCTTGTAAGTTGTACCAGAACATAGCGATAGTAAGGTTGTTCCAAGTATTCGGTGAGTTCCAGAGAGAAGATACTGCACTTGCAGCTTTCCTTAAATCCAAGAGAGAGGGAAAGCCAATCACCCTTACGGAGACTACGGCCCAGTCAACCTTTAAGTCAGGACAAAGGGATTTTATTTACGCTGGTGATGTAGCTGAGGCCATGATTACTGTTATGGAGAATAAAGGCACGGGGATATACAACGTCTGTTCTGGTAAGATAAATACAATGGAAGAGATTGTTAATGCTCTTGGAGCTGAGATAGTATGGATTCCGAGAAGAAGTTACGAAGTTGAAAGGCATCATGGAGATAACACCCTAATAAGAAAGATGGGATGGGAACCCAAAGTAGATGTAATATCATGGCTGAAGAACCAAATATAAAGTGCAGGATATGTGGTGGCACTAATTTTAAGGAAGTAATTAATTTTGGTGAATCTCCATTGGTTAACAGTTTAATTGAGCCAGAAGATATTGATAAAACTGAACCCACCTATCCTTTGATTGTACATCAATGTCAGGATTGTTTTCTTGTCCAGATAGTAAACCCGATAGATAACCACAAGATTTATCAGGAAGTGGATTATCTATACTTCTCATCAGATATGCCAGGGCTTTTTGAATACTTCAGGACTTACGCAGATTATGTTCACAATTTATATTTAAAGCCTGGAGACTTTGTTTGCGAGATAGGCAGTAATGACGGGATATGGCTTAAAAACTTTGTAAGATGGACACCAGTTCTAGGAGTAGAACCTGCAACCAATGTGGCACTGAGAGCAATTAAAAATGGTATTCCTACAATCAACCAGTTCTTTACCGAGAGAGTAGCCAAGCAAATAGAGAGAGAGTATGGCAAGGCTAAGGTAATCATGGGAGCCAACTGTATTGCCCACCTAAATGACTTACACGACATGATGAGAGGAGTAAAGGCTCTCTTAAAAGATGACGGTGTTTTCTCGGTTGAGTGTAATTACTGGGGAGGAATGGTAAAGAACGTAAACTACGCACTGATTTACCATGACCACTTTTCTTACTTTACGATAGGCGTGTGGAATACCTTCTTAAAAGAATATGGATTAAAAGTGTTTGATGCCGAGGTTACTCCAGCCCAAGGTGGCTCACTCAGAATGTATATAGGAAATTATCCAGTTACCGAGAGATGCCAGAATTTAATCAATGAAGAAGAATTAACGAAGCTAAACTGTTACCAGACTTGCGAGAAATATAAAAATGACTGTATGTCCAAGGCGAATGGATTAAAGGCTATTGTAGATAAACTCAAGGCTGAAGGAAAAACGATTGCAGGATATGGTGCGGCAGCTAAAGGATTTTCTCTTTTGCAACTTGCAGGAATAACAAAAGAACTGGATTACTTTGTAGATGACAGCCCAGCTAAGCAGGGAAAGTTTACACCTGTAAACCATATACCAGTAATCTCAAGAGAACAGGCCAATGATAGATTGCCAGATTATTTTTTTATTACTGCACCCAACTACGCAGGAATTATAATGAAGAAAGAAAAACGCTCTGGTGTCAGATTTATACTTGAAGATGGCACAATTAAGTAAAATATCATTTAAAAGATTAAACTTTATGGAGGCTTATAAAGAAATTAAGCCTCTATTTGAAAGTGGTTTTATCGGATTGGGTGAGAAAGTGTTTGAATTTGAGAAAGAGTTGGCTAAATATGTAGGAGCCAAATATTGTGTGGCCGTTGACTCATGTACTTCTGCACTATTTTTGTCAATTAAATATGAGAATCCGATGGAAGTATCAATTCCCTCAATGACCGTTCCTTTGGTTGCCAATGCTTGTTTGGAGGCTGGTGCACAAATTAGATTTAATCATCAGACTAAATGGGTTGGTTCTGCTTACCAGATTTATGGAACAAATGTTTACGATAGTGCCCATCAACTTGATAAGGGTCAATATGCCGAGTTATGTAAGGATAATCCATATGCCAAGTTATGTTTTTCTTTTTATCCAACTAAACTGATAGGCAGTGCAGATGGTGGTGCTATTGTTACAAATAATGAAGAGTTTGCTGATTGGGTAAGGTCGGCCTCTACTTACGGAAGAAATCAAAAAGCGAAGTATGCGAACTCTTGGGATTACGATGTGGTCATGGTTGGCTATAAAAGACATTATACAAACCTTCAGGCTGGTATATGCCTAGAACAATTACGTAGACTTGATGTAGTGAAATCTAAGCTGGGTTTCATACGAAAAGCACTAAATGATGCTCTTGGATATAACAATGTTTCAGACTATCTTTACAGAATCAAGGTAAACAAAAGAGATAAGTTTATTAAGTTTGCTGAAAAAAGGGGAATTGAATGCGGGGTTCATTTTAAACCGCTTCATTTAATGACTCCATTTTTGAATATTCCAATAGCAATAACCGATAAGTTAAAGGTTGAAAATGATTATGCACATACAGTAAGTCTTCCTTTCTTTCCAGACATGACAAGTGATGAAATGGTACGCATTATAGATTGTGTAAAAGATTATGAAGCACTGTAACATTGTTGTAGTCCACTATTCAAAGCCAGATGATACTGATTATGATTGGCAAAAGAGTAGTAAAGACCCAATATTTAACAGGTCTAATTTACTCCGCAGATGTTTGGATAGTCTGGAAGCAAACACAGATTATCCTGCTGAACTGACAGTTGTAGACAATGGGGGAAATCCAGATGATAGTGATTATCTTCTTGATAGAGTAAGGGAAGGACTTATAAATACCTATATAAGAAATAAGAACAATATGAACTTTGGCATCTCATGGAATATGGCAAAGAGAATGTCTTCATCGGCCTATCTTTGTTTAACCTGTAATGATTTATATTTCAAGCCTGGCTGGTTATCTAAAAGCATTGAACTGTTTGAAAAATATGATAATGGAAAAACTTTTGTTACTCCCTATATATCAAATGATAAGAAAAGGGAAAGATATGTAACACTTCTTAAAGATGGAACGAAAGTTTGTCCATGTGCTGGCTCGAGTTGTTTAATAGGAACTAAGGCAATGTTTGATGATATTGGTGATTTTACAACTGCTAATAAAGCTGGTTCATTTTGGCATCAAGGGATGATTAAAAAGGGATATACTGTTTATGCTTGGCCAATAGACTATGCAGAAGATATGGGTATTCTTGGAGGACAAAATTATAATGCTGTAACTATTATTAAAAAGGTTTTAATGATTGGGGGAGAAATAGATTATACTTTTGAAAATACTGAAAGAAATTTTTACTGATGGATACAGAAATTTACATACTACCAGTTAAAGAAGAACCGCAACCAAGAATAAGACCATGGCCTAGACATAGTGTGGGATTTACCATGGAGATAGATTTTTATAACTTTCTTAAATCTAGCAACATAACAGTAGGAGTGCCAGAATTAGCCGACTGGCATTACCTACCGATAAACTGGTCTTATTGGCTACTCAATCACGACTATGGAAGGAATGGCAGAGAAGAAATGCAAAAATATATAGATAGTGTAATTATTGATGATTCCAAAACTTTTACTGTAAGCGAAGCGGGTGGACTTCCTGCAAGTTTTAACATAGGAAGAATGTTGGTGTTCTCTGCCAACCAAATGACTAATGGAGAAACGCCAATTCCTTTAATGACATTGCCTCACAAGTTTCCAGAGGTTTTTCCAGACAAGAAATGGTTGGCATCTTTTGTCGGCTCAATGAACCACCCAATAAGAAAAGAGATGAAAGAGGTTTTAAAAGACAGGGGCGATGTTCTAATCATGGAAAGCAAAAAAGGAGAGGAGTTATTTGTAAATACCATTATGTCTTCTTACTCCAGTTTATGTCCGAGGGGTACTTCATATAGTTCCTACCGCTTCTATGAATCTATGCAGTTGGGGGTGGTGCCGATTATGATAAGTGATGTGGATTTTAGACCGTTCCCCGAACATATTGAGTGGGATGCAATCAGTTATTGGGTGGATTCACCAGCTAAACTACCCGCACTTTTAAGTAATCTAAGTAGGAAACAACTTTTACGCAAGGGTTTGATTGCACAAGTGATATGGAATACATTAACCAATCATGGCTGGTGCAGAACATTACTTGAATATTTATGAACATTGAAGAAGATGTACAAAGGTCTGCTGTAAATCATGGTAAGAAACGCCAAGTTATCGTGGAACTTCTTAAAGGGCGTGGTTATAAAACTGGAGTTGAAATTGGTGTTCAGTATGGACAGAGTTCAGAACTGTGGCTGGATAATAATGTCATTGATAAACTTTATGGTGTTGACCCCTACGATAGCAGTATCTATCCAATATCTCCATTGAAGGGACTTGATGAAGAAATCTATCAATATGTTCTAAAGAAGATGGAACGCTTTGGCGAAAGGTTTGAGTTAATTAGGAAGACCTCCAATGACGCACTACTTGATATTAAAGGATTGGTTGATTGCATTTACTTGGATGGGAGTAGGAGTAAATTGTCGGTTTATGATGATATGTCTTATTGGTATACAAAGTTGAACGATGGTGGAATTATGCTAAGTGGGGATTATAACCATGTTAGTTATCCATGGACTACAAGACTATTAAAAAAGTATTTTACCGATGTAAATGTAATAGACAATTACCTTTGGTGGGTTGAAAAGAAACCAAGACCAAATAAAAACAAAATTTCTGTAGTTACTCCATTTTACAATACGGGTGATTATGCCAATTCTTTAATTGATTATGTTCTAGCCGATGAAAGGATAGACGAAATGGTCATTGTTGATGATTGTTCAAAAAGAGAAGAATACGAGAGATTGTTGGAAGTTGCTGGTAATCAATCAAAGATTAGGATTTACAGGAACGAGGAAAACTTGGGAGAATTTAAAAATAGAATTAAAGCTACTAAATTGACAAAGAATAATTGGGTAATCTTTCTTGATGGAGATAATTCATTAACCAAAGAGTATGTAGATGCAATTTGCAATAATCCTATTTGGAGAGAGAATGTTATTTATTGTCCTACTTTTGGATTGAATAGAAAGATAGATTATAGAATGTTTTCTGGCGATTATATTGGTCTAAACAATGTAGAAAGTTATCTTGATGGTGAACACTCATATCATTTTAATATGTTTCTTGGAACGGGGAACTACTTTATGAATAAGAAGGCTTATCTTAAAACAGCGATACCTATAAGGGAGATTGATAAAAGACAATACGGTGATTATTATTTTAGTGTAGAATGGATGAAGAACAACCTGATGTTTTTTGTGCCAGAAATGAGTTATATTCACAGGTTAAGACCGAACTCGGAATGGATGGAGAATAAACATTTTATACAAAGGAAATATCACAAGGTTATGGAAAATTTTAGAAACTACAAAAATATAAAACTAAGAACTGATTATCACCCCATGATGTCCGATAAAGAGATTGACTACATAGATAATCTTATAGAAGAATTGAAACCAGAAAAATGTCTTGAGTGGGGTTCTGGAATGTCTACAATTTATTTTCCAAGAAAACATAATTGCATTAAATTTTGGGAGTCCTACGAACATAGTCGTAAATGGTTTAGGCGTGTCGGTGGGTATATGGATAAAAGCAAAGTTTATCTCCACATTGTTGATAGAGAAGGATATCTTAGTGCTAAAGGAAAATATGATTTAATTTTGGTAGACGGTGAATGGAGGAATGAATGCCTTGACCTTGCAAAGGATATGTTAAATCCTGGCGGAGTTATTCTTCTACATGATTCAGCACGACCAGATTATGATGAAGCGGTGGCAAAGTATGAACACAAGGAGATTGTTTTAAAAGGTGAACCAACTGGTGATACTGTCCATAGGGGAATAACAAAATTATGGGTTTAGATTTATACAACGAGAAATATTTTACAGCATCTAAGGTATTTCAAAAAAATAAAACTAGAATTAAGTACGCTTTTGATTTGATAAAGAGTTATTCTCCAACAAGTGTATTGGATGTCGGATGCGGTATGGGGCCTTTAGTATGGAAATTAAACAAGAATCACATAAGGGCAATGGGTGTGGATTTTGCACTTGTTCTTAAAGAGAAATTTTGGAGTGGTCCTTATTTTGTTTGTGCCAATGCTAAGGCACTACCATTTCCTGACAAGTCTTTTGATTTGGTGTACTCCATGGACTTCTTTGAACACATAGAAGAGAAAGATGTACCCATTGTTTTGGGCGAGATGAAGAGGGTGGGTAAAAGAATAGTTGCCGTGGTCGCAGATGATTTAGGAGGACAACCCAAAGGAAGAGCAAGACTATACCATTGTTGTCATAAACCGCTTGGTTGGTGGAAAGATAAACTATCTGAAGTAGATGTATATAGTGGACATGAATTTACAGAAACATGACTAGCTTAAATATAGGTTGCGGAAAAAGAAAATATAGGGGTTATACAACGATAGACATAGATTCTGAAAACTTACCTGATATTGTCGGTGATTTCAGGACAATGGATTTTAAGGATGTTGATGAGATAAGAGCAGAACATCTATTAGAACATTTTGGCAGAGATGAAGGTATTCAGGTTTTAAAACTATGGCACAAATGGTTAAAAGATGGCGGACTTTTAATTGTAGAAACACCAGACTTTGAGGGTATATGCAAGGATTTTGCAATGGATAAATATTGGATGACACGACATGCTTATGGTTCTCAGAATGCTGATTGGGCATACCATAGAGATGGATGGTATGAGGAAAAGTTTAGGACATTGTTTCCGAATATAGGCTTTGAGATAATAAGCATAGTTAAAAACCATAGTAGAAAAATACTGCCTAATATAAAGGTTATAGCAATAAAACATGGGATTCAACATAGCTAGTTTCAGACACTTTCATGGCCTTCTAGAAAGGCTTGGCATTGATAGAAAGAACTCTGTTGTGATTGAGTTTGGTGCACAGCAGAACTGGTATTCATCAAGAATATTCCCAAAGGCAAGCTACTTCCAAATTAACTTCAAGGATACCTATAAAGAGATTCATACCTTTGACATCAGGAAAGAACATGACCAGGTAGAACAGGTTGATTTAAGGAATGAGTTGGTTCTTCCTTACAAAGCCGACATCATTACCGACATGGGAACGGCAGAACATATAGAGGGAGAGAAGGGATTGTATACGTTCTTCAAAAATTACCACAATGCCTGTAAGAAAGGTGGGTTAATGATTCATTGCATACCAGAAAAGGGTTCTTATGTGGGACACCCTGATGCTTTCTTCTGGTTCACTAAGGACTTCTTTAAGAAACTGGCTGTTGCTAATAATTATAAGGTACTTGAGTTAGAATCAATCGGTGTAGACTTGGGACATATGAACGTTTGGGTTGCCATGATTAAAGAAGAAGATAATCAGTTTATGGGTTATGATGATTTTTGGAATATATGGGAGTAACTATCACATCTCACACCATTTGTAAGAACGGTCAGCCGTTTATTGACCTTGTTCTTAGACAGGCCCTACCTTATGTGAACAGGATGTTTATTACCGTATCAGAAAAGAGCACGGATGGAACGATAGACATTGTAAGGAAATTAGAAAGTGAATTCAAAGACAAAGTAAGACTGGACTTTGAGAATGTTGCAACACCAGGAGAACTCACGCAAGTAAGACAAACCCAATTAAACCATACCTATGAGGATTGGGTATGGTTCTTGGATGACGATGACTACTGGCCAATAAAGTCTATTGAGGAAGTAGTTGAGTTGCTGGATAAAGAGGGGGATGTTGACGGCTACTCCTTTACCCCTTTCCAGATGGTGGACCAGAAGCATTACGATTTGAGCTGGACAGATAAATCGTTTACAAAGTTCTTTAAGTATCAAGACGGAGTACACTACCGCCATCCATGGCCCAGAGATTTGATTTACAAGGGAGATAGTGTTCTTTATTGGAAGAAGAATAAAAGAGTACCGAGAGTTCCCATAAGATACTTGCATCTTTCTAATATCAAGGATAGTTCTTTTAGGGATGAAGAGTGGGCTAGTAAGTTTAAAAAAGATTATGGTGCTTTAATGGAATACCCCGAAGATATAATGGAGGAGGTATGGAAAATATATGATGCCAAGAATCCGCATAGATGATGTCTTACAAACAAATTTATTTTCTTATTGGCAGTCTGTTTCATTACAGACAAGGTCGATGTTTGATTGGTTTAAAAATACTGTAAAAGGACATGAAGATTATTCCTTTATTCTGGCGATGGTTGCTGAAGGAATTGATAAAGAGCCTGAATGGGTAGAATATATTAAAGACCATCCGCATTGGGAGGTACAGTGTCATGGTTGGAAACACAAGACTTATACTGGAATGGATGGAGAAGCCATAAAGAAAGAATTGGGTGATGCCAAACAAAAAATATACAAAAATTTTGGTGTTGTTGTAGACAAATTTTACCCACCTAAGATGAAGTATAATGATATGACCAGAGAGGCCGCAAGACAGGTGGGAATGGTAGAAACAAGGGAGAGGTATACGATTGAACATTTTTTAAAAGGTGAAGCGATTGGTGCAAAAGAAATGTATATACATTACTGGAATCCTAGACACATAGAAAGACTATGGCAAGTATTAGTAGGCGGTTCTTAAACACAGAATTAATACCACGATTTGCACGAATGGTTGGGGGTAATATTCTTAATGTGGGAATACATAAGAGTTGGGATTACAGGATTTTTTATACTACCAGAGGTTGTACATACACCACCCTAGATATTAAACCAGAACTGCATCCAGATATAGTGGCTGACATCACAGATTGCAAACTACCAGATAAAAGTTATGACGGTATTGAAGCAATAGGAATGTATGAGATGGTAAAGGACTGGCCTAAAGCAATAAATGAACTTTATAGAATATTAAAAGATGACGGTAAGTTGCTAGTAACCTTTGCTGGGGTAGGATTCTTCTATGGTACCACCAAACCAGAGGAAGTCTTTGAAAAGATAAAGCCATTCAGGGCCACCGAAGTTTATATCAGTTATTATAAGAATGGTGCTGTTGAGTATATCTCCCTAATCTGTAAGAAGTAGTCTCCTAAGTTATAATTAAGGTATGGCAACCTACGCAACGTGGAACTCATCAGATAAGAGTGGAAATATTACTTTGTCGGGTGGTAATTTAGTTGCTACTAATGAGACTTCATCTGACTGGAGTGGGGTTCGTGCTAACCTTTCAAAATCTACTGGTAAATGGTATTGGGAAACTACAATTACTAACTGTGTTGGTAACACTTCCATTATGATAGGTGTTGGTAATAGCACGGCTAGCTTGGCAAATTATATGGGGTCTGATACTAACAGCTGGGCTTATTACTTCACTGGTCAAAAGTTTCCCGAAGCATATTATGGTGAGGCATATACCGAAAATGATGTTATTGGCGTGGCATTAAACCTTGATGATGGAGAGATAACTATGTACAAAAACGGGTTTTCGCAAGGGTTAATGTTTGATACATTATCTGGAACCCTTTTCCCAATGACTTGTATGCAAGAGGGTAATACAGACAGCCCAATAACAACAACCAATTTTGGTGCATCCTCTTTTGTATATTCAGTGCCTGATGGATATAATGCTGGCTTTTATGAATCAGAATTAACAACAACATCAACCACAACGACCTCAACTTCGACATCTTCCTCGACAAGCTCTACCTCCTCATCATCATCTTCAACATCATCTACGACAACAACTACTACCTCGACTTCCACATCGAGTTCAACAACATCGTCTACTTCCACGTCAAGTTCGTCAACGTCATCCAGCTCGTCATCAAGCTCGACATCCTCAACAGTAACTTCAAGCTCTACAACATCGTCAACGTCTACATCAAGTTCAACCTCGACATCTACAACTTCTACCAGTACATCCAGCAGTTCAACAACTACAGGGCTTCCCACTTGCTTAGTAGACCAGATAACTTTGGGTCTTGGTTCATCTACTGGGGGTTTGGGTTGGGGAACGACAAGTACCGTAAAGGTGGCTCAAACTTTTACGCCAACTTTTACTGCAGACGTTTGTTGTATACGTGTAAAATTATCAAAAACGGGTTCTCCTACAGATAATATTGAGTGTAAAATTTATACAGATGGTACGACAGAGCCAGGAACTCTTGTTGCAACATCAACGAATACCGTAGCTGGAACAGATTTAACAACATCTCTTGTGGAAAAAACTTTTGATTTTAGTACGGGTGATAATTTAACTGGTGCAACAAAGTATTGGGTGGTTTTCAGCAGAACTGGTTCTACTTCAAATACCAATTATTATAAAATACTTTATGAAACAAAGACTTCTCAATTTTATACAGGGGGTTCTCTATGGGGTTATAGTACTCTTTGGGAGGAGTATGACTATGCCTATTGGGGAGAATACATTCATATATCTTTTAGTGAGTTTTATTATTGTCCTCCACCACACATGGTATTGACTTCGGGAACAATCTTTGACGAAAGTAAAGTTGGTTCTATTTATAGATTACCTAGATAAATATGACGACATCAACTACAACATCAACATCTACATCAACAACTTCTACAAGCACTTCTTCAAGCACAACGACAACAGATTTTTCTACTTATACCTATGGAGAGATAGTGGAAGAAAAAACAATAGGATCAATCTATAGAATACCCAGAAGTGATTAGGGTAAGTTATAATAAAATTGCTATGAAAAATTTATTTAACCCGTTTGTTTTAATCTTTTCTAAAGAATGGTTCAGGCTTAATCAGGAATTATTACTGAAGTTAGCTAATTCATGGATGGGTAGAAAGATTCTTTGTATTGACGGCAAGAAGTCTTCTGTTGGAAAAAATAAGATAACTGAGATAGCTCCTAATTACATTCGTTGGAGGAATACATTTGAGTTTAGAACTCACAATAAATTTTCAAAAAGACTCTATTATGCTTTTAGACCAGTGTGGTTACTTGTTCACGCTTGGGATATTCTCATAGCCAATACTTTTAAACCCGCATGGAATTTAGGATTTGATTCTATTACAAGGTATCCCGTTGCTGGTTCCGTTGAACCAGTAGACGGTCAGGCAAGGAGACAGGGTATTGATGAAACTCTGGCTGTAATAAGAAGTAGTGCGGGTAATAATGCTTCCGATAATGACACCTCAATGGCTTGTGTTTACTTGGCGGCCTCTACGACAACGAGCCAGTTTCAGAGACTTGTAAGATGTTACTTTCTATTTGATACAAGTGCCATTGCGGGTGGAACCGTAACGGCTACCGTTTTATCTCTTTATGGGAATGATGCTATTTTTACTGGTGCCAAATCAAACCAAATTGGTTCTCCAAGTTGTGAAATTGTTGCTTCAACTCCCGCCTCTACATCTACTATTGCAAACTCTGATTATGGAAATATAGGTGGAACAAGTTTTGCGACAATAATTTATGCTAATTGGACTAACAATGCTTATAATGATTTTACTCTAAGTGCAGCAGGTAGAGCAAATGTATCAACTTCAGGAATATCTAAATTTGGAACCCGTTCAGATTGGGATGTAAACAATAACTTTACTGGTTCCTGGTCTTCAGGTGGTACCTCTGGTATGGAATGTAGTATGGCCGATCTCACAGGAACGACTGAGGACCCCAAGCTAGTTGTTACCTATAATGCAGCTACAACAACATCAACTACCACAACTACATCCTCGTCAACTACGACTAGCACAAGCACTAGCACGAGCACCAGTACAACCACTTCCTCAACAACCAGCAGTTCCACGACAACATCTGCCGTTACCGTTACGTCAACGACAACGACAACCTCAACCTCCACATCCACATCTACCAGCACGAGCACAACGTCATCCACATCCTCGTCAACAACCACATCCACTAGCACAAGCACAACATCCAGCTCGACCAGTTCCTCTACAACGTCATCAAGCACGTCTACATATACGAGCACAACCACATCTAGCACGACCAGTTCCACAACATCTAGTACGAGCACATCAACTTCAACCTCCACATCTACGTCTACTTCCACCAGCACAAGTACGACCAGCTCCACATCATCCAGCACCAGCACATCTACGAGCACTACCTCATCCAGTACCACATCCTCCACAACATCCTCGACCTCCACATCAACAAGTTCCAGCTCGACATCTTCGTCAACATCAACGACCACAAGCACCAGCTCAACTTCGTCATCAACAAGTACAACATCCAGCACCAGTACATCTACGAGCACCAGTTCAACGACCTCCACCACAAGCTCGACATCATCCAGCACGACTTCAACCTCATCCAGTACCTCAACGACATCATCTACAACGTCATCTACATCAACGAGTTCGTCAACGTCTACCTCAACCAGCTCAACCTCAACCAGCACCACCTCAACAACTACACCTTGGCCTGAACCCGAGTGGCATAGCGGTAGAATTGTTTTTGAATCTCACTTTGGAGAAAGATATATTAAGTCATAGGTGGCTTGGTGAGTTATAATAAAGTATGGCATTAACAAGAGGAAGCCAACCCGATTTGTTGGTTAAGAAAAATAGAAAGGGTAAGCGTAAGAAGAAATGAAGGTCCTTGTATCAAATCCAGTTTTAATTGATGACGAAAGAAGTTCCGTATCTACTGACTACAGTAGCGGAACAAGTCTTTATGTTGATAATAATGAGGGTTTTACTACCAACTGGTTTGTGATAGTGGGTGAACCAGGACAAGAGAAGACTGAATCAAGAAAGATTACGGGAACATCGGGAACTACAATCATTACTCTTTTATCGGCACTTAGTTTCTCACACGCCAAATCAACCCCAGTATATCTATCTCAATGGGACTACATTGCCTTTGAACAAAAACAAAGTGTGGGAAGTTATGCGGCAATTTCTACCTCACCACTGGCCATAGAGTGGGACAATGACAACAATAAAACCCTGGTAGTTGTGTCGGGTGGAACATCTACCGACTACTACAAGTGGAGATATTATAATTCTGCAACGGGAGAATACTCGGAATACTCGGATGAGTTGGCTGGTACGGGATTTACCAGATATACCGCAGGATATGTACTCCAACAGGTAAAGAAGAATCCTCTGGCACAGATGGTTGACGATGAAACCATGTTTAATTATATGAATGACTACCAGACGGATGTAGTATATCCAGAACTTCCAAAGGCTTGGTGGTTTTCAAAGGAAGGCACGGCTGTTGCCACCTCAACTACCACAAGAACCTTTGATATCTATACCAACTGGCCCACACTATCCTCGGTAAGATATGTACTATATAGATATATAAGCGGGGATACGGATATAACCTATCCTTTAACATGGAGTCCAACCTCTGAGTTTTATAATCTTAAATCGGATGCCAACCAAGCGGCTGATGACTATGCTAAATACTGGACACTTCTTCCGCCTGATTCAACAGCAACCAAAGGCTATATTGCCATCCATCCACAACCAAAGACGGATGATTGTTATGTTAAGCCTGTCTACTATTATGAATTAACCGACCTTAATTCTTACGGGGATACCTTAGTTGTTCCCTACCCAAAAGGATATATTGATTATGTATTCTACAGGATTTGCGATGACATTAAATCAGATAGTTCAAATGCTGAAAAATATAATGCCAGAGTTACACGTTCAATTACTTATCTTAAAAGAATATCACGAAGACAACTGGGACAGCCTGAGTTATTTAGGTACAGGGGAACAAGAGGATGGAGCCAGTTGTTTGGGGAACAATCAAGATTAGATAGTAGTGATGCCAGAGAACTCTACTGGTAGTTGTAGTAGGAGTGTAGAAAATGGCGACAAACATTTCAGAAAAACCTTATCCTATATTTGATTTATCGGGAGGATGCCAGAGAAAAACGACTAAGTTTATGGGCACCCAGAATCAAGTAGATTTACCTGTTAATGCAGACTTTAGCAGAATAGGTGGAGTGCAAAAAATATTAGGGCATGAACGATTGGGTAATACAATAACCACATCTTCCACAACTTCCACTTCTACCTCCACCTCCACCTCAACAACAAGTTCGACAACAAGCAGTACAAGTTCAAGTACGACAACAACAGCAGGAGCATAAACATATGGCAAGCATAGCGGGAATTTGGAGTCATAATTTTTCATCGGGAACGGAAGAGTTATTGGCCGTGTGGAAAAATGCCGTAATGAAAAGATACGGCAGTGCTTGGTATAAAGTGTCAGGCAGTTGGCTTACCGACAGCCTTGATAATTACATGGATAGCTTTCTGGATAATGTATTCGGAGTCAATGGAACCGATGCCAACTGGTCTTATGACGGAAGTAATTTTAGTCAGGCTACAAATGTTGCCGATGCACCCATAGCCAAGTTTGTTAAAAGACACCAGACAAGACTCTATTTATTTAATATAGCGATAGGCAATACATCATATAAATCACGCTGTTGGTATTCTGATTTACCAGAAAATAATACAATTACATGGGGGCTGGAAACTGGAAGTGATTTGGTTCAAACAGCTGATAGTGCAACCGTTACCTCGGCTGGTAGTTTATTTAAAACCAGAAATATAAAAGTAGGCGACCCCCTAATAATAATATCTGGTGCAAACACGGGAGAATATACCATCAAATCCGTAGATTCGGAAACCCAACTTACATTGATTGATTCCGATGAGATGTCATCTACTGTTACTGGTTCTTTTTGGACTGGAAGTAATTGGTTTGATGTTCAGACCGATGACGGAGATATTGGTATGGGTATGACCGTTGCTTCCAATGAACTGATACTTTATAAAAAGAACTCGGCCCACAGATATAATGCCACTGGTCAGGAATTAAGACAGATTAAAAGTATGCCAGGCACTACATCATCAAGAAGTTTAGTGGTTGGCACAGACGGCTACTCTTATTCATACCATCCAACGGGAATATACCGAACATTGGGAACAACTGGCGAAAACATAAGCGAAGCTATTTACGATATCACAGAGAATGTTGCCACCGCATTTCAGGACAATGTTGTAGCTTGGGAGGAGGATAAAAACTTCATTGTCTTTCATTTGGGAGATGTAACCACGAGAGACGGAGAGACAATATCAAACTGCGAGGTTAAATTTGATGAGGGAGCAAAGAACTGGACAATCCAAAGCAGAGACAGGCAATTAACTTGTGCAACTAACTGGCTTGAGGGCAATGTCCAGAACGTCTACGGAGGAAGTACTGCTAATGATGTGTATAAATTAAACTATGGTAATTCATTTACTACAGGAAGCACAGTTAATCCAATACACTTTGGACTTGAATTGAAGGAGGTATTCCCCGAAGGAAGCGAGGCAATAGTAGACTTTAATAGAATAAGGGCCTATGTAGATAATGGTCCAGACATCCAGATAATGTATAAGCTAATCTATAAGCCGACAAGCAGAGAGGACTTCTGGATAAGTGATACTATGTGGAAGCCTCTTAGGGGTTCACAAAGAGGCGGAAGGAATGAGTGGTACTTTCCTCTGGGTTCAAGAGCATCGGGTGTTAAGTTGAAAGTTATTGAGAGTTCCACAAAGGAATCATTCCTATTGGAAAAGTTAGTATTGTATTATTCAAACGTATCAAATAGATAATATGGCAGACAAATATGATTACACAACTGTAGGGTTTGATGAGTTTTTCCATAGAGCCTCCAATGATGTGGAAACAGAATACATGGATGATACGACATCACAAACTCTAACCCAATTACCTGCGACAAACATTACTGGTGATATAAAAATAGAAAACATGGTAACAAATTTAACTGCCGATACTGGTATATCAACTGCAACAACAAGTCTAACTGATGGTTCATCTGCATATTTAACAACATCATTAACCGACCAAGTTTACCCAGATAGATTGATGGTTGGCGTTTGCGAAATAACATGCTATCAGGGAACAACAACCTCTACGGGTTATGCCATACCCTATGGTGCAAGTGTAACTGCTGGACATACTTGGTACACAGCCTATGATTATCAAAGAAATGTAAGTGTTGCATCAAAGCCAGGTAAAAGTCTTAGTTATCTTTATTGGTTAAAAAACGATACTGGGGGAACACTGACCTATACTTGGATAATACGTTGGAGATATGTAGGCAAGACAACACCAATTAAGACAAGTTAATGAGAAAAATATTAATATCAAAAAGCGGTAATGTATCTTTTATTGAGGGCCCTGGTAACTATGATGTTACTATAAACAGTGATAGCGACCCAAATATAGAAGAACATAATGTTAGCAGTGTAGATAATAAACTATGGAAAAAATGGAAAGAAGAAAGGGTAAGTGCAAAACAAATCAAAAAAGAGTTAAAGAGTTCGCAACATAAGTTATAATGAAAGTATGGCAATTTGGGAATCGGGAGAATACGATGCAGCATATAACAGGATAGCACCCTACTATCAGGGTTGGCCTCGTTGGCAAGCGTTGGCTGATTTTTATGAAGCAAAAGGTGGGGATATGAGCAGGCTAACTGGTGGTGGTGGAAGTAAAACATCATCGGCAGAAGATTATGCTAAAGCTATAGCAGAAGCCGCAAAAAAACAAGTAGAAGCTGAAACTAAATTTCTTGAAGGGTATAAAGCAACCAATCCTTTCGTGTTTGATGAAGAACTTGCACGCAAATCTGCACAAACTGAGTATGAACCATACTACAGTGAATTATTAAAAGACTATGTGGGCAACCTTGAAACACAACGGCAAACTACAAGAGGAGAATCTGCATTACTGACTACCTTGAATAAACTTGACACTGGAACACGCACTCTTGCTTATCAGAACGCCGTACGCAATGCCGAGGAAGGCTACGCGGGAAGAGGAATGTTCTTCAGCGGTGCAAGGAATAGGGCCGTAGGACAGCAAGAGATAAACTATGAGACAGGTATGGAAGAGGCACAGTCAAGGTATGAAACAGGCAAGGCTGGATATGAAAGACAACTCGGTGTATATGATACCTTAGAAGAACAGAAAAGAAGAGATATCTTTGGTGGAGATGTGGCATTGGGTGGGTTGGCAAAGTATGGTGGAAGGCAAGGAGAATACCAGGCGGCACTAGAAAGTGGAATATTACAAAGAGGCAAGGAAGCGGTTACTGCATACAATGTACCATTTGAACAGGCTTATTACAGACAATTTGGTGCAACAAATAATCGAGTAAAGGGGTACACAGTACCCGAATATTACCGAGCATAATATGGCAACAGCATTACCAGAATCAGTAGTACAAGCAAGAGAAGCAGCAACACAGGCACAGGCCACGGCTGGACAACTGGGTGCAATGGAACCCAGTATCTCTGATGTGTTAAGACAAAAGATTACTGAAGCCTATGCGAATAATCAGGATATAGTAGGGCCATTGGATGTAGCAACTACAGAATATCTTGGTGCACCAATGGCAGCAAGGGAGAAGTATCAAAACATATTTAATCCTTTCCAAAGAGAGAATCTTGTTCAGCAATATCAAGGTAATAAAGCACTACCTATGCTTATGTACTCTAATATGATGGGCAATAGATTAAATACTGCAGAAGATATTATCGGTGCAGGAACTAGAGGGTTTCAATCACAGGTAGCAGCAGCACAAGCAAAAGCAACACAAGCTCAACAGAACTATACAAATCTTTTAAATGAATACCAACTTACTAAACCAGAAACTAAACAACTTGATGTGGGGAATGAAATACTATTCTTGGATGAAGAGGGAAATATAATCCAAAGATTTAAGAAAGGTGCTGCACCAAGTACGGCTGCTCCAAAAAGTGCACTTGAAAAACTTATGGAATTGAAATTAGCAGAACTATATGGGCTTGATACTGGAAACAATGGTGATGGTGGCGGTGGTGTTAATATTTCTACCAAGCCACAACCCCCAGACTTATATGAATTTATAAACAAAGACTTTGATTCTTATGATGGACAATGGCATTGGGTTGCTAGTAAAAAAGATTGGTTTCCTATATTTGATTAAATATGAAAGTTTATAGTAGAAGTTTAGGTAAAGTAATAGATGTAGATGAGAATACCATAAAAACTGGTATGGGTGCTACTAGTTCTACTGGAACCATGCGTTCACCTGGAACAATGCCAGCGAGAACGACACCTACAATGCAAACAGGCGGTACTACTTCCACTGGTGGAACAGATTTATCTGGATTACAACAATTACTGGGTTTATACGCTTTATCAAAGGGTAATCCAACTGGAGCGTGGACTATACTTTCTGAAACTACAGGCGGTGCTACTCCAGCAGAAACATCAAGAGCAAAATCTGGCATACTTGCTGGAGAAAGAGTGAGAGGTTATGATACAAAAACTCTTGAAAAAACTGGAACTTCAAAAGCATGGGTATTATATGCAAAATTAAATGCACCCATTAAAATTTTTCAATCAGCTATTAAAAAAGATGAAAAAGATTTAGCATCTCTCGATTCGGATTACTTTAAACTTACACAGGCATATTTAACAGCAGTACAAGGTTCACGCCCATCTGATTATGACGCAAGAATGTATCAAAATCGTGCAGGTCCAAGTATAATGCTACCACATTATGTTAATGAACAAAGAGTTGAAACTATGATAGATGATATGATGTCAAGGGCTGGTATAACTACATCAACAACTACTAAAAAACCCTCACTTGAATCCTTTATAACAGAATAATATGGCAACATTTAATAGACGAGCAGCATTAGACGCAGGATGGAGTCCTGCTGCCGTTGCATCTTTCACAAGAGAACTTGAACTTAAAGAGAAAGAAGCAAAACAACCGAAGGGACTGAGAACATTAAAGAATGTTGGTAGTACTATAGGAAAAACTGTAGGAGGAGTAGCTAAGTTTGCTTTTCCCAGTACAACCAACCTGGTAAAAGAATCATTTTCAAATCCAGAAAAGGCTAAAGAACTTAGTAAGAAAGAATGGTATGAATATATATCTCCAGGTGCAACAATGTTGAGACAAGACGAACTTGGTGCTGCAACTAGAGAAATTTTTAGTTACATGGCACTAAAAGAACTTTTACCTTGGCTTACTAAATCAAAAATTGGAGGTGGTGTTGCAGGTAAGGCTACTCAAGCTGCTGCAAAAGCTACTGAAGCGGGTAAGTCTACGCCCTGGAATACAGTTACTGGCAAAATTACTGGAGCTGTAGAGAAAAAACTAGGCAAACCCAAAGAAGTAACTACTGCATTAAGAACATTGATTGAAGAAAAAACACCAGCCCAATTTGCCGAGAAAGCAACAATGAATCCAACCGAACTTTTAGATTGGCGGAGACAAATTCAAGCAAGAGGAGGCAAAACCTTTCTTCAGAGAGCATTTCAAGGAAGCAATGTACCAGAAAAAGTTGAATCTATTGCCCGTTCAGAAATAAGTAAACTGGTTCATCAATATGCACCAGGAACAAAGATACCCGACCTTTTATATAGGTTATATAGTGGACCCTTGGGTAGTCCTATTCCTGCTGCATTAAAGATTGGAGGAGCAACTCTTGGATATTCAAGTATATATTCGGCTCTTAGAAATTTAATGGGTGGCAATCAAGGGAATGTTTATGGTGTTGCGGGAGAATAATTAAATTATGAGTAAAGCAAATAATGAATTCAACTGGACAGACAAGGTAACTCTCCAAGCCTACTTTGAAAAACTGATGGAGGAGCTTACCAAAGCTAATGAAAAAAGGTTTGACGAACTGGAAGATAAGGTAGAATTGCGGTTTCAATTAAACCAGACAGCTTTAGACAAAGCAGAAACAGCTACAAACATAAGACTTGAAAGTATGAATGAGTTTAGAAATGCCATGAAAGACCAGTCAAATAAATATTTAACTTGCACCGAGTATGAAACTAAACACCAACTTATACTTGAAAAAATAGATTCGTTACAAAGATTGTCTTATATGTTGATTGGTGCTTTAGCAATAGTGGAATTTCTATTTAAGTTTTTCATAAAATAAGCGAAAATTGAAAAAACGTTTAGCCTTTCTAAAATTTTACAAAATTTCTATAACTTAAATTATAACGATAATCATGCTTAGTCCAGATCAATTCTTTGGTAAATACGATCAAAAATACATTGATTTTGATGGATATTACGGATACCAGTGTATGGACTTATACAGACAATATGTTCAAGAGTGCCTTGGTTTTCCCCAATCTCCTCCTGTTGCGGGTGCAAAAGATGTTTGGAATACTTACCTTACCGAATACTTTGATAGGATAGACAATACAATAGAGGCAATACCTATTAAAGGAGATATTGTTATTTGGGGGGAGGGTGCGGGGACTTACGGACACATAGCGGTATGCAAGGATGGAATACAGACGGAATTTAATTCATTTGACCAGAATTGGCCTGTTAATTCTCCATGCCATTTCCAGAAGCATAACTACAACTATGTACTTGGTTGGTTAAGAGCAAAAGTTATAACGCAATCAACCACTACAACAACTCAAACTACAAGCACTACCAGTACCACTTTAACTACAAACCCACCTCCTGATGCACCTGGTGAGGTCATAGAACTAAAAAATAAGCTGACATCTATTTATAATATTATTTGGGGTAAGGGATGGCCATGGAGCAAAATCAATCAAATAAAGGCAATATTGCCAAGGGGGTGAGAATGATGAAAATACTTTGGGAAAGCATTAAAGAACCATTAAGAGAAATTGTTTTGGCGGTTATTCCAGTCCTCTTGGTTTACTTTGGGGCAATCAATCAATGGTGGGCCGTTGCAATTTATATAGTTTTAAGAGGCATAGATTCCTACTTGCACGAATTGGGTAAAATACAAGCAAACAAAAAGTTAATAACAGGTATCACTAGATTTTGATGGAAAGAGAACCGATAAATTCCAATCTAGTTGTTATAGCAAAATGCGAAAACTGCGACTGGGTTTATTCTTACGATACCAATAGATTTGATTCCCAGAATGATTTGAAATATGTTGCGGGAGTGGCTGAGGCACATGCACAAAATACCTACCATTCCGTAGACATATCCATTGTTAGATTATGAAATGTCTTTTAAAGAAAGAACTGCACAATTCTGGCACAAAGTAGCGGATTTTAAATGCCAATATGTAATTTATAATGAAGAGAGTGGATTCCACGATTGCAATAGAACCTCACGGCACGTACACCACATAATTCCAGAGGGAACGGATTTATCCAAAGGAAACGACAGCGAACACGCAATAGGATTACCTTTATGCGAACAACACCATGTAAGAAATATTGGCGATGAGGAATATTCCGAAGACTTTTCTTTTCACCCTGACGCTGGATATGCTTACAGGCATTATCATACTTACAAGATGGCCGTAGGGCATTTTAGAGAGATTACGGGTTTCAAAGACAGCAATGTTCCTTTTCAATCTCCGTTTCAAGATATGGTGGATGAACACCACAGGAAACAAGCAAAGGGAGAAAGGTATCATGCTGGTACTCCAGAGTTGGATGAATTCTATATAAGAAAGATGAAAATTAAACTACACAGATATTTGCTTGAACACCCAGAAGATAGAAAACCTGACACAACTCCAAATCCGAGGTATAATCCAAGAAAGAAGCGTCATTGGTACAGCAACTTCTTTGACGGAAAAGATGAAAAAGATTAAATGTAAATATTGCAGGGAATTATTCTACCCGACATGCACAAGAAATATTATTTGTGTTTATTGTCAAGATAATGTAAGCCGTATAAAAAAATACCAGCCGAGTAGAATAAAGGACTCCACAAGGCTGGGATAATCTATTATAAAACTAAAAAGCCCTTCTTGACAAGTATCAAGAAGGGACTTATATTTAGTTATTACTATTACTACTATGAATAGTTTACCACAGCAACACAAATTAATCAAACTTCAAGTAAAAAAAATATGGTACGGTGATTCTTCTTACGGTAAAGCAAAGATTACACTACGAAGTTACTGGGTTAATGAAGCAATCAGAAAAGGCCATAGTATAGATGTTATCTACAATGACAGACACATGATACTAACTCCAAGGAAACTTAAATCCCCAGTTGGTGAAAGAATATTCAAATCAAAAATTGGTGCAGAAGATTACAGTTTACTTGATTATTTTTGGCAACCAGTTGACCTTTAACATTTGCGTTGTATTTATTGAAGTTGAAACATACTTGGCAAATGGTTGTTTTGTTATATCTTGAGAAATCGTATTGCTCTTGTCCCTGCACTGAAAGAATGCAGGTGGGCATTAAGACTTTGAGATTTGTCAGTGTTAAAACGATTCTTAGGAACAATTCCGTAACGCAGGTAAACCGCCAAATCGGAGGGGGGGAGATTTTTTTATATCTAATAAGAGAATGTTAAGTAAGAATATAAATCCAAAAGAATATGTAATTAAAACTTTTAAGACTTGCAACGGTAAAAGAATAACTGAAGTTTTAAAGCATTATTACAAACATGTAAACTATTACAAGAATGATGCTTATAAAACCGCCCTGGAAATATTCAAAGATACCCCTTGACAACTACTATAAAGTATAGTATTATAACAATAATGAATACAGATAATGATGAAGTAGATACAAGATGGGACTATGAACCGCATGTAGAAGAGACAGATGATGTTTGCCCAGAATGCGGAAGTAATAAAATGATTAGATATATGCAGTTAAACGGCCCAGATGATTATTGCTGGATATATTCTTGTCGCAACTGCGGTGCTACACAATCAACATGAATATAGATAAAGTTGTAAACAAAAGAATAAAAGAGATAAGCGAATTCTGCGACATTCAATACGTCAAGCATCTGGATTATATTACTCTGGTATTAAAAGAGATGTACTATCGGGGTAAGGTTGAAGGACTTAAAAGAAAGGGGAGTGCTTATGGATATGATAAAAAAACAACAGGAACTGGTACAGATTAAAAACCTTGTCCACTTAAAGATGTATTATGATGTGGGGAATGACGAGATACTTTTCGAGAAAGATAACGTCTACTTTGCTCTTACTAAGAGTGAGATATTTCCAGCCTTGCGGGGTTTAATAAGCGGTATTCAGAGATTTTATAAACGTAAACACAAAAAATGAGCAAAAGTGATGTTTTTTATAGTAATTTGTCTGGAGGAGTAGGAACTTTTAACAGACCAAGAAGAATGATGACCGCTGAACATCTTGGTGCTGCTCATTCGAGGGGAAAGAGAAAGTGTAAAAAATGTGGCGGTATTTTTGAGGCAAAAACTACGGGAAAATATTGCATTGATTGTAGATAATTAAAGTTTTGATAAGTTAAAAAATGAAAAATAAATACGAAGCAATTTATACATTTTTATATGTAGCTATAGTTATATTCACAATGGCATTTATGTGGTTTAAATAAAACAATATGATAATCAAAGATTTAACTTATACAATTAAAAAAGGAATGCCCAACTATAGCAGTGTATCTGCTGGTATGACTGTAACCGTAGATAATATTGATGAGATTGATTCAGCATGGGACTATATGAAGCAAGAATGTGAATCTCAATGCAACTCCGATCCGTCATGGATAAACAAAGAAGACGAAAGAGAAAAAGAAAATAATAAAATTGCACAACAAAGGATTGAAGATACAAGGAGGTGATTGTTATGAATTGGAAAGACTTAACAGGAGATTTACCAGAAACACACGACTTTGAAAAAGAAAAAACACTACAGGGAGTATTGATAGAAAAACAAGAGAATGTGGGTGCAAATAATTCTTTAGTATTTACATTTGAAAAAGAGGATACTCATGATAAAGTAGCTGTTTGGGGTAGTGCCGTATTGGATAAGATAAATTCTTTGCCCATAGGTACACTTGTAAGGATAGAATATCTTGGACAAGTAAAGGGTAAAAGAGGAACATTTTTCAAGAATTATAAAATACAATTTGACCAGGATACAAAGCCAGAGAATGATATTGTAGAGATGGCACAAAAAGAATTCGGAGTATGAGAGAACAATGGGATAAATACATTGATAACGTTGCGGGAATACTGGCCACCAAAGAGGGTTATCAGATTCTATTGGGTGAACAGGCCAGTGATGTCATTGATAAATTCGGTGCGTTTGCATTAAAAGATTTAGCCAGTGAGATCAAAGAAAGACACGGGATATCCACCTCCCATAAAACTCTTTACAATTATGCTTGGGTTATCAGAAAGACTAAACATCTTAACTTGCCAGAGGATATATCCTTTAGAGTGCGTCAGATGATTGCAGGGACACCAAATCCAGAGCACTGGGTTGATGAGATAAATAAAGGAATGTCGGGCCCAGAGGTTGCACACCATTTAAGGCCCACAGAAGATAATAATATTGTTTGTCCTTATTGCAAGAAAGAATTTAATGCCAAAAAGACTAAAAGGTAGAAAGCTCTTAAACAGAAAATTGGACACGGCTTTTTCTATACTTATAAGAAAGAAAGGCAGGTGTGAAAGATGCGGAAGAATGGATAGCCTACAGGATGCCCATGTAGTCCCCAAAACAAATAAGGCTTTACGGTGGGACATATTTAATCACTTATGTCTTTGTATAAGGTGTCATCTTTGGTTTGCCCATAAGGACCCGTTAGCGTTTACCGATTGGTTTTGTTCGGCATATCCCAATAGAGCCAAGTATTTAGAAGAGAACAGGACCAAGTTAAAAAAGCGCACAGAAGATGATTTAAAAGAATTATTAAGAAATATAGAAAATGAAGATTTACATAAACTTATTACATTTTTACAAGGAGGGGGGTGAGTATATATGAAAAAAATTATATGGATAATTATAGCAATAATTCTTTTAATTAGTCTTGGATATATTGTATGGGCAAGAGCATTTGTTAAAAACGCAGAGGCTCTTGTTATTAAAAGAGCATATTGCCACCATAACTCTGGAGAAAGGACATGGACTTACCATTATAATACCGCATGGGTTCAGCACTTTTTAAATAACGGTTCGCCCAAAGCTGGACATGAGGGAGATTTCTTTACAGAAATAGGAGATAAAAATTGTGATGGCAAAGTTGACCCTACATTAACACCAACGCCTAAACCAACAAAAACTCCCAAACCAACACGAACACCAAAGCCGACAGAAACACCAGAGCCGAGTGAGACTCCCGAACCCAGTGAAACACCAGAACCAACGGTAACACCAGCTCCCACTGAAGAGCCAAAGCATGAGGATAGTTTTACTCAAGCATCGGCCCCGCAGTGTCAGGATGAGTCTGTTAAAGTTGGTCCTATTAATTTCCACATTTACAGGAAAGGAGATGTGGCCATTTGCAAATGGTTTCCTACGGGTGGTAATCTAGCTAACATTTATTATAAGAATGTTGATTCACCCACTTGGCAGTATAGTGTTACGGGTATATCAAACAACGGATATTACGAGATTAAAGGATTGGGAACTCTAGATATTACATTTGCCTTACAGCAATGTAATGGTTGCGGTTGCGGAGAACTTACCAATTATGTTGTTGATGGAGCCACTAATGGGTGGGTCTTATACAGGTAGGTTTATCGGTGGCTTTACTGAGGACAGCAGTAGAGCCACTAACTAAGCCCATGAAAATAAAAGCAAAAATTATAGATAAACTGAAACGCTTATTTGAAATTAAATGTCCTAAATGCGGTTCTTATAGATTTTATAATACATACAGAGGAAAAAGGTGTGCTACCTGTGAATGGAGAAATAACGCATAGAATATGATTGAATTCCTAATAGCATCTGTATCAATACTGCTAACGGTTTTTACGATCTTTGCAATTGCAGTAATTATAAATTTCTATGAATATTATAAAGATAAAAAATGAATAAACAAACAAAAAAGATAGAGAATGTAAAGCTAAAGGCAAAGAAATTTTGGTTTGTTCAAACTTATGTTGGAGGACTAGAAACTAATTTTCGGGCAGGTTGGAAACTGGATATTTATAAAAGAAAAAAGGATATACCTGCGGGTTGCTTTGATGAAGTTGAAACACATTCTGTTGGATATATAACAGCAAAAGATGAAGAGGAAGCGAAAAAAAAGTATTTAAAATATGAAAAAGAATTTTGGGCGGGTATTAATACGAAATTTTATATATGAATAAACAAACAAAGGAGAAGATGAGCGAATACCAAAGAGGTGCTTTAAATCAAGCCATGTTAGATGCAGATACAATTCAAAAAGAGAAAAGAGAATTATTAAAGAAATTGGAGAAGGAAATAAAGATATGGAAAAAAGACGACTTTGTTGGACTAGAAGAATATGACGACCACGAAGCATTTATGTTTGTAAAAGGTTATAACCAAGCCCTATCTAATGTTTTAGATTTAATCAAGAAATATGAATAAAGAAAATCACAATATAAAATATCTTATAGAGGCTCTAATCAATGCTGGTTTAATTACGGCCACTACTTATATGGGTGCCAAGCAGGTAATCCACTACTGGGTACGTACAGGCAAACTGAGGTTACGTCAACGCCCCCACAATGGATATTATGTAGTCAATGATAAAGAAGTCCGTGATATCTTAAAAGAATTCAATGATGGCGGTAACGGCTTCTGGCACTATGACGATAAGAATAAACTAATTTAGAGGCCGTCTGTATTTTTCTTGCTCTAAATAGTTATCAAGAGTATCGTACCAATTGTAATACCTTACCATTATGGGTATTTTTTTATGCCTTCGTATAAACTCAGCCCTTATTATATCCTTCTGCTTTTTATTCATATTTTCTTCTTTAATAGAATCTTAATGTTTGCCCCATATTTTGTACAATCTATACCATAATTCCATTTATGTACTAACTCATAATCTATCAAGTCTACATCCTGTATAGATATACACTTATATATATAGTTTTTGGTTTGTTTAATGTTTTGTAGCGTTGTTTTCATACTAGATTAAATTAAAGTGTTCTGGATATTCCCCAATCATATAAAATATTGTTTTATCCCTTCTCTTGCACTCATGCCAGCAACCATAAAAATCAATAAAATATTTACCAGTTTCTATAGCATTATAGTCTGGTGGTGGCTGGTTGGTTATGATTTGCCCTTTAAATGATTTAAAATACTTTAATTCCATGTTTTTCACCCCCTCTCCTTATTATTGCCCCCATGATAATGATAAATGGGGGCAATATAAAAAGACTATGCAAAAGTTAGGTACTCATGCTTAGTTGTATAATGTTTTTTAACTATTTTAAATTCTGATAATGCCTTCAATTCATTGAACATCTGTGTTTTCAGTCCTTCAAGTAAAATCAAAGCGTGATAAGCCTCTTTCACTTCTTCATAAGTGTTATTCTCGTCAACTATTTCTACATTGTCGAGGTATATCCAACCCGCACTTCTACCGCCTGTATATACTTTATAGCCTGTATTTATCTTGAATTCTTCTATAATATCCGATAAATTATTCCATAACTCCTCAGATAAATGTTCATCTGTAGCAATTTTCCACATTTTATCAGTTATACCTGATTGACTATGTAATTTGATATTACAGGCGTATTTTGTATCATAATTAAAACAATGCTTACTATTATCAAGTATTTTTATCATTTCTATTTTCTTCATAATTCTCACCTCCTTTAATTAGTTTTATATTGCCTTGCCGTTGATTATCGTACAAGGCAATTAAAACCGATTAACTCTCTGGATACTTAAATCCGTTTTTAATAAAGTTTATTGCATTATGTTCACTCTCAATATATTTTGTTACATCTTTTCTGGTCATCTTTCCATAAAAAGATGGTGTATAGAATTGCTTGTAACCCTTGCTTTCCATCTCACGAGCTATCCTTTCCTCCGCCCCATACATTCCATAGAACGAAAACGATTGTTTGTTTTCTTTTCCACCAAACAATATACAAGTAAAGTATTCGTTACTACAGCCGTATATTCCCGCTGTATAACCTATTTTTATTGTTGTAAATTGCTTCATATATAATCACCTTCTTCCTTATCTCACTCCCTTTTAATTAGTTTTGTATTGCCCTCACTTTATAAGGTTAAGGGCAATCGAAACCGACTATATAGTCATGCCGTCTTCAAAGAGTATGGTTGTTTTATCTGATTGGTTGAATACATACCACTCAAAGTCTTTTTGGTAAACTGTATAACCGTTAAGGTATTGATTGATCCACTTTTTTGTTGTTGCAGTACGAAAGCCACCACTATCAAGTTTTATTTTTCCATTATCCATTATGGTTATAATGTCGGTATCATATAATCTGATAGTATGCCCGTTTTTATTTTCAACCATGAGTACATTATTTGCTATTCTACATGCTGTTTTTTTACCACTTTTAGTAAATAGACCAAGATATATTTGGAATTGACCCACTCCTGTTATGGTTGTGTATAATAAACCATACTTATCAACTAAACTTCTAACTTCATTTATAAGCTGTGATTGTGTTAGTGCAGGTTCGTCTTCTACTCCAAAACCACTACTATCACAAAACAACTCCTCAACTAATTCATACCCTTTTAGTTTCATGGTTTCCACTCCGCATTTTTTAGATTTGAATATATCCTCAATATTATTTTTAGTTATCTTCATAATTTATTCACCCCCTTATTATTGAATATAAAAAGACTAATTTTGGTTATTTCCACAGGTTATACAATATTCCATCTCTTCTTCTTTTTGATTTCCACATATTTTGCAAACTTCCGTAAGTTCTTTCCAGCAATAATTACAATACACTTGCCCCTTTTCATTGACACTTAATTTTCTCTTACATTCTTTACACTTCATATATTTTATCCACCCCCTTACTATCTGTCCTCTTCATTACGCCCATAAATAATTGACATTACTATTGCAAATATAATTATTAAAAATATATTCATATTTAATTCTCTAATACCGCAAGTCAAACGGTGTAACAAGTGTAGCCTGTATTAATCAGTGCTAACCTGTGTGTTTTATACGCTTGACTTGCTATATTAAAGAGCTAATTAATTATCTAATATTGCAGGTTAAAAGTCGCCTCATCCTTAGCAATTTACCAAGTTGGATTGTCTACTTGCACTCTTAACCTGCTATATTAAAGAACTATTTAAATGTACTACTATCAAGGATTATATACTATATAATATGTTTGTCAATAGGGTAAAATAGCCTCAAAACACAAGGTAATAGTAATCAACCCGTCTTAAAAAAACCCCTTAGAATCGATTACATAAGGTCATTTATATAACTATCAAGAGCCATTACTATCAATAATGCCTAAACAATAATTCCGCCCCAAATTATAATGTTTATATTGTTTTAACGAGTGTTATCTATAAGGAGTATAAAGTAGTTAAGTAAGGAATAGTGAATGATAAGTTGAGATAATATGTAACACGCAACTAATGACAATAATAAGCACATATATCACATACTATAGGCATATAACATGCAACTATAAGCTTTAAATAAGACTAATAGCCTCGATCTTGTGTCGTACAAGCTAAATTGTGCGACTAATAGCTTCAGATACCCCCAGTACACCCAAATTTGTTTTTTTTAAAATTAAATTAAGTTCTCACACAAGTCAGATACAATTTTAGCCACAAAGATGTTCAAATAAATTACCCTTAATTGACATATACATACATCATGCAGTATAGTATGCAGTATATTTAATCTAATTATTGAAACGATTAGTTACATATTGTAACGATTGGTTGCATATTCATGCTATAATGTAACGAATGGTTACATGCAGCTTCTGCAATAAAGAGTTGGAAAGAAATGTTTTTTGTTCAAGCAGTTGTAAATTAAAATTCTTCAGAAAATCAAAAAAAGATATTCCTAAAACACCCAAAGAAGTGAAAGATGTTGTCAAAGAGAAGTTTGCAGGACTTTGCAAGCATGGAGCAATGAAAGGTCTTTGCAGATTTGGATGTTAGTAGTATTATATTTGTATGCCTAAGTTAATAACTGCTTCATTTAAACAAAGAAAGTTTGTTCATAGATTACTTCAGCACGGCAACAGAGCTAAAGCATACAGAGAGGTTTACGCAGACGCTGGAGATTTCAACAGCGAGAGAGGTAAGGCGGTCCTGATGCACCCCATGACCCAACAGTATATAAGAAGAATAATGGATGAGGCGGGAGTTACCGATGAGAAGATAGGCAAGGCATTGCACACGATCATGGAAGCATCTCTTACCAAGGAGAGTTTGCGTATGTCTACACCAGCCCATGGGTTAAAAGCAATAGAGATAGCCGCAAAGTTAAAAGATTTAAACCCTGCAGAAAAAAAGCAGATAGATAAAAGAACAATGAATCTTTCTTTGGAGGGCAAGAGTCTTGATGAATTAAAGACAATGCTTGAGACTTTGGTTGATGAAGCAAACTCATTTAAAAGAATGGTTAATAAAGGTGTAAATACACAAGATGGTAAGGTTATGCCCTGAATGCCAGTTTGAGACGGAAGTAAGAAACGGATGTTGCGTGGAATGCGGTTTTGAATATTATTTCTCCAAAAAGAAAATAAAAACTGACAGCTGGGAGACGGAAGATGAATGGACAGAAAGCGATTGGGGACAGGATACTGAAGAAGTAAAAGGGGGTGATGATTAAATGGCATACCAGAAGCCTCGTGCAGATCATCCTTGGAAAACAGGAAGAATGCCAGGTTATGTTCCGCACAAGGAAAAAAAGGTAAAACCCGTTAAATTACTTATAAGTGAGTTGGTTACCAGTTGGGATAAGATAGAGATACTTACTTACCACTTTTCAAGGGAGGGTAAGTTTTATTTGAATGAGCTTCCTCAAAGCAAACAGGCTGCATGGCTGGCGGGTCTTTTAAAAAGAAATTATGAATCGTTATAAAAGCAACTTAGACAAAGAGAAAAGCAAAAAGAGAGAACTGGAAGAAAGCGTTGATTACTTCAAAGAGGTTGATAAGTCAGCCGAAGGGGGAAGAAAGTTTGTCGTTGATAAAATTAAAGAAGAAGAAAAAAAAGAGAAAGATATCAAAGATGCTGTCGCTTCATATATGCAGTCTCATCAGGGAACATACCATCAACAGCTTGCAAGTTATGGCCAGAAGGGATTGGAGAAGCTGGATTGGCCAGATGGTTGGGAGAGATATTGTTTGGCCACAGACGGAAGGGATATCAGAATTTACGGTAAATGGTTCAGGACCAAATTGGGGATTCAGGTAATCGTTAAAGACGACAGAGGCAATGTATATACAAGGGGTGTGTTGACCACCAAAGACCCCATTGTTGATATGGCCAATGTTGATACTTTGGTTGTTCAGGCGGAGAATACTATAGATAGTGCAAAAGGACTTTTGCTGTCAGAGAAAAAAACAAAGGGAGGAATTTATCTGCCGAACTAATATACTATATATAATATATGGACATTTTGAAAGAGAACTTGGAAGAACGGATTAAAACTACCGCAGAAACATTATACGCTGCGAAAAAGAATTATTATTCTTCGCACTATTATGAGTTTAACAGGGATGTTTTAAAGTGGCCCGATATTTATGAACCCCTGCATCGGAAGGTTTGCGACTTTATTACCGAGAATGTAAATACAAAAAAGATACTATTATTATTACCCCGTGGTACGTTCAAGTCTTCCATCGTTACTGTGGGATACTCCCTATATAGAATAGTAAATGACCCCAATGACAGGATACTTATTGCAAATGCTACTTATCCAATGGCCTGTCAATTCCTCGGACAGATTAAAAACCACATTTCAAGAAATGAAGAGTTAAAGAAGATATTTGGGGATTTGTCTTTTGCTGCAGACCAGTGGAGAGAAGACAAGATATTCGTTTCAAGAGAGAAGTCCTACGAGCAGAAAGAACCTACCGTATGGGCACAGGGGGTTGGTGCGAATGTTGTCGGTTCACATTTCAATATTGCCATCTTGGATGACTTGGTGAATGATACCAATGTCGGCACAAAGGAACAAATAGACAAAGTGAAAGACTACTACAGAGGAGTTCTTGATTTAATTGATGCAAGAGACGGCCACAAGAAGGTTATCATTATCGGGACTACTTGGCATTGGGATGACCTGTATGCTTGGATTCAGGAGACGCCTGAGATTGCTGGAGACTTTGCTATTTTAAAGATGCCAGCCTACACGGGAGAATGGGGAACAGGAGAACTTTTATTTCCGAGGATACTTAGCTGGGATGTTCTTGCGGGAAACAAAAGACAGCAGGGTAATGCTCACTACTCGGCTCAGTATATGCTTGACCCGATACCCACAGAAGACCAAGTATTTAAAGGACCATTCAGAAGATATGAGGAAACCGACCTTCGTGGAATTGAACTGAAGAAGTTTGTAACTGTTGACCCCGCAATATCCGAGAAGCAGACAGCAGACTATTCAGCCATGATTTGTGTGGGAGTGGATAAAAATAATGACTGGTATGTTTTAGACATCTGGAGGGATAGGTGTTTGCCCAAAACCCTGATTGACCAGATGTTCTTCTGGAATGAGAAGTGGAAGCCAGTAAGTGTTGGAATTGAGACCGTGGCTTACCAGAAGGCTTTGCAATACTTCCTTTACGATGAGATGAAGCGAAGGAACAAGATGATACCATTAGTAGAGCTTGGGCACACCGAAAGAAGCAAGGATGAGAGAATCAGAGGACTCCAACCAAGGTATGAGATGGGGAGTATCTTTCACCCTGATGGTGTACTCCAGCCCAATGTTCAACTTTTGGAAGATGAGTTATTGAGATTTCCAAAGGGTAAGAACGATGACATGATAGACAGCCTTGCAAGTCAGTTAGAACTTGCATTTCCACCCAAAAAACACGAAGAACGTCAAAGTATAAAGAGGGCGATTTATCCTGCATAAAAACTTGCAATTTTAGGCATGATACTTTAATTAGATAGATAAGTTATAATATAGTATGATTAGTTTTAGAGATAATACTAAAGCAAAGTTAAATTCTGTTTACAAACCTCCTGATAAGATTCAAGACGACAGAAAAGCTGTTTATAAAAGGTATGCCGAGATGAGAAACGGCAGACAGGATGTTGAAAGCAAGTGGGATAAATGGGAACGCCAGTATGACGCTTGGAGACCAGACAGAAGTGCCGATGACTGGCAATCAAATATAGTACCTCCTTTTACCACAACCATTGTTGAGAAAGAACTTGCAGAGATTGTGGACCAGACTTTACAGCCAAAAGCGATTGCGAGAGGGCCCGAAGATGTGGTTCGTGCCAAAATAATCAATTATGTTAAGGATTACACTTGGGAAGTAGGAGACGGAGACCTTCAACTTTATGCTTCACTCAAACAGAATCTGGTTTTGGGTAAGACTATCTGGCAGGATGACTATTGGCAGGACAAAAGACAGGTCAGAGTGCTTAAAAAGTACAATCCTAAGACATTTGAAGAGGATTATGTCGAGAAAGAAGTGTTTGATTTTGACGATGTTTACGGGGAGACTGTACCTTTGCAGGAATTCTTCATTGATGAGGCCGCAAGAACGATAAATATGGGCCGTTACAAGGCAAATGACTGCATCAGACGCTACATAATGAACTATGACACTTTCCAAGAATACTTTATAGACAGCAGATATGATGAGTTTGGGGTTGCAAGGCTCGTAAAACCAGGCGGAGACCTCAATTATTGGCAATTCTACCAGCCACCGACAGGAATGGACAAGGAAAATCAGGTGGAAGTGCTTTGGTATTGGGGAAGAAGGCCAGATAAGCTCATAATTGTTGCAAATGATGTAGTTTTGAGAGACGGACCTAATCCTTACAACCATAAACAGCTTCCTTTTGCCGAGGGAAGCGATGTTCCGAGGTTAAGAGGCTTTTATGCCAAAGGTGAGCCCGAACTTATGGAGTCTTTACAGGATGAATTGACCACAATAAGGCGGATGAGGATAGACAGACAACATATGGATATCTGGAAGATGTTTTTGGTGTCTAACAGAGAGACCTTGGATGAAGATGAGGGAATAATTGCACCAAGCCGTTTCCTTTTTGTTGATGACCCGATAAATTCAATAAAACCGCTTGAATACAGAGATTTAAACCCCTCTGCTTACAGAGAAGAAGAACTTTTGAAGGCCGATGCGAGAGAAGTAACTGGAATGGAGTCTCCGAGGCCAACATCAACTGCAACTGAGGCTGCAATCTTTAAAGAATCAACCATGAAAGCTCTCCGCATGAAAATATGGCTTTTATCACGTGAACTGCTTACAAATATAGCAAGATTAAGAATTCCGAACATTGTTCAGTTCTATTCCACACCAAAAGTGGTAAATATTGTCGGAGAGAAGAAAATGGCTCAATACAGGCAGATTAGAACTGCAAATGCCGAACTTTCCATTGAAAAAAGCACTGGCGACCTTATTGAGAACAAAAAGAAAGGTGATTTCTTCTTTATTGTATCTCCAGAGATGATTGTGCCTCAATATGGCAGTTATGACCTTAAATTAAGCGGGGAACCGACTTTTCCGATTTCAAAGCCTCTGCAACAGCAAAGGATTGCAGAATTCATGCAGCATCCGCTTACTCAACTCAATATTCAAACTGGTTATTGGGACCCAGGAAAAATGGGAGATTCTTTTGCAGAAACCATGGATTATGATCCAGAGGACTTTAGGGCTGAAACTGATGTTGCAAAAGAACAAACCGTTGATGAAGCAACGCTTTATGAGATGGCAAACAGGGAAAATGAACAAATGATGCAGGGAGTACAAGTAGAGGGTACTCCAGGTGCTACAAGAGGCCACACAAACATTCATTTGGCCTTTATGAGTTCTCCAACCTTTAAACAGGGCATGAATGACCAGATTGCCCAGATATTCAGCAGACATATTCTTTGGGAAGAAAAAGCACAACAAGCAAGAGCTCAAGCTAATCCAAAAGAAATCATGGCCCAAATGGGTGGCCAAGGGGGAATGCCGATGGGTGCAACTCCAGCAGGACCAACTACTACCCAGCAGGGAGTACAACAGAGTGAAGCGGGTGCGACATTAGGTAGGGCAGTTGGGGCACAAGTTCCAGGTGTAACTTAAATATGGCACAAGATGTTAGAAAGTATGTTCCAGATAAGGTTGTTGAAACAGTAGGCGGTAGATGGATGGGCACTTGTGATATTTATGGAACGCTTCGTCAGGTATTGGTTGAACCCCTTTCTCCTTATACTATATATAATATAGTGATACGTGATGAAGGAAACATGGTTATCTTCAGCGAAAAGAATATAACTGGTGCTTTGGTTGGAAATGCACATGAGACTATTTTATTTCCTGGTATTAAAACCATTATTATTGAAAATGCCTCAAGAGATGAAATGTTTAAACTTAAATTGATTTACGAATTATGAGTGTAATACACGACCAAAAAGGTAACGCAATAACAGAGTTTCCCTCTGTAAGTAGTGAAAGGGTTATGCCCGTAAAAGGATACGGTGGGTATCAAGGTATTGCTGGATATAGAAGTTCCGATTCAACTTATCAACCATTGAGACTTGATAAGGCGACAAATTCAATACAGACCATTGAATATGAACATCATGAGATTCATTCTGGCTCTCACTTCTTTTATAATGATTCAATCTCATTAAATGCTGCGGCTACTCAGAATTACCTTCTTACAACACCAAATACAACCAAGTGGGCACATTTGGTTTTTGCAGCAACGGGTTCGCTTATTACGCAGGTAGATTTGTATGAGAATTCCAATAGAGTTGGAACAACAGTTCAAAAAGTTTTCAATAGTGATAGAAATAGTACAACCGATGCAACTGTGGTTGTTCACAAAGACACAAGTGGTGGAACTACAAATGGAACTTTGATTTGGACAATGAAAAGCGGAAATACTACTGGTCAATCAAGAGTTGGACTTACTGCCGAAAGAAGCAATGAAATAATTCTTGGACAAAATAAAAAATACCTATTTATAATTACTTCATCTTCCGCATCTAATTTGATAAATATTCAGTTGCAATGGTACGAGCATATAAATATAATATGAAATTGTTAGATAAACCAGAGAAGGTTCGTACTTCTTTGGAGGAACTTGAGGTTCTCTCAAATTTAAAAGATTCGGTTGAGTGGGTAATTGTCAAAAGGATGGCAACCAGATACATCCAGAACCTCAGAAAAGCCTCATTTAAACTCATTGAAAGCAATCCCACTTATCTTGCTGTACGCCATGCCGAGTTTGCAGGACAAGCTCTCGGAATTAAATCACTTATCAGGTTAGTTGATGAAGCAGGAAAAAGGGCTGAAAGATTGGAGAAAAGAGGTGATAAACATGGCGTGTAAAGGAGGAAAGAAAGGAAAGAAAAGATGAGAGATTATCTTTTTGTGAGAATTCCCAAGACTGCTTCTTCTTCTGTTTGTCAGGCTTTGTATGGCACAGAAGAATGGCCTCAACATAAGACCGCTGGTGAGTTGGCCCGTGAGATTGGAGATGAATTTAACAAAGTTTTCAAATTTAGTATTGTCAGGAATCCCTACGAGAGATTCCGTTCAATGTGCAGGTTCTTCGGTATAATGCCAGACCAATTTTACAAGGATATCCATTTCAAAACGCAGGAAGACTTTCTCTATATTAAAGGTAGGTTAGCTGTTGATTATGTAGGAAGATTTGAGGATATAGACAATTCATTCAAGGAGATTTGTAAACATATCGGAATAGAGAAACCGCTTCTTCCCCACATTAAACCCCATTTGGGAGATTTGCCTGACAGAAAGGAAATAATACCGATTGTAAACAAATACTTTAAAAGGGATTTTGAATTATTTGGATATCCAATGGAGTTATAATAAAAGGGGTGATTTTATGTTTAAGAAAATAGCACACAATAAAAAGATACATTTTTCCGTTCCGACTAAATTAGCAAGAGGCACAAAATGGTCAGGAAATCGGAGGAAATATGCAAGAGTTAAAAGGGTGAGAAAGGGTGGTAAAGGAGAATCAACGCCAGAAGGGGGTGGTGAGTAATGCCTCTTACAAAGTCAGGTAAAAAAGTAATGAGAAGTATGAAGAAACAATATGGTGCCAAGAAAGGCAAATCCGTGTTCTATGCAAGTTTGAATAAAAAGAAAAAAGGCAGTTCCAAGTGGCACAAAAAAAGGAAATAGATTATGATTTTAAAAAGATTTCCCAACATGTTTAACAATTTATCTAACTATTTGGCCCCAAAAGTTAGAAGTTCTCCTATGGCTTCAATATCAAAGTATTTATGGAATACAATTCAAGGTACAACTCCAGCCATGCAAAAATTACAGTCTTATCAGGTAGAACCAACGCCTCCTACTCCAATTCAGCAATATGTTGCTTCTGCAGTAAGTCCTCTTGAAGTTTTAGCTGATTATTTGGTTTCTAAAGAAAGGGGTGGGATAGGTGAAGCAATTAAAAGAGGAGGAGATATTCCAGGTGCTTTAATGAGTAGGGGTGTAACTCAAGATTATGCTTTGCCTCTTGGTATGTTTGCTGCTATGGTTTTACCAGGTGCGGGTGAATTAAATCAAATGACTAAGAGACCCACCCAACCTAAAGGAGTAGGGGGAGTAGATATAAGTAATATCTCTAAACAGGACTTATCTGTTTATGGCAAAGACATTGCTAATGTTGGTCGGTCATATTTTGGTGAACCTACGACCCAACTTGGGAAGAACATAGTAAGCAAAATTGACTCTAGAATATACGACCAAGTTGGTGTTCTAGCACAAGCGTCAAAGAATATTAAAGTAAGAAGGGATGCAAGGATGTTTAACTATATTTTATCTGACCAAGTAAGTGATGCAAATAAACTTGACAGTTTGTTAAACCTTCAAAAGAATCTGGAAAGTGTAGGAACACCAGAAGGAAATATCATAAATAATGCTATAAACCAAATTACCAAAGGATTTATGAAATAATTGGTAGTATGAGTTATAATGTTAATTGCGGGCATATGCAACCCTGCATTCCGCTTAATTGGGGGTGATATAAATGGCAGTTAAAACTGATGAGCCAAAAAAAGATGAAAAAACTAAAGAAGTTACTGAACAACCTAAAGACGAAACTGCTTCTAAAGTTTCAGAGCTTGAGAAAAAGCTCGGTGAATTATCGGAAACGATAGGCACACAAAATGAATTTATCCAATCCGTTACGCCTGTTATTAACGCCTTTGCATTTACTCCTGAACTCAAAAAAGCGTGGGATGAATACGGAAGGCCAAAAGTGGTGGGAACGGGAGAAGGATTTAGTCAGCAGGAAAAACCACAGCAGGAGAAACAAGAAACTGTTTCAGGCCCTCAAGGTCAGAACCCAGTGGTTGACCAAAGATTAGAGGAAGTTACTTCATCGCAACGGGAAGAAATAGTTACCGCATTTGAACGTGATTACGGTATTGGTAATTTAAAAGATGAGGAAAGAAAGGATGCCAGAAGAAAGGTGGAAACCTACTTAAATGAGTTTGGCTGGTCTGTAAAGAATATTCCGCTTCCGCAATTAAGAAACTCTCTTGAAAAGGCTTATGTCGGCTCCCATGCAGAAAAGCTGAGAGAGGAAGGTAAGCTGGAAGGTTTTGCACAAGCCAGAGCAAACGAGAATGCAATGATGGGTACCATGCCTTCAACTGGTATTCAAACTCAAACATCTACTCAGGAATTTACACCCAAGCAAAAAGAGTGGATGAAGAAACTTAGAGTTGATGAAGAAAAAGCCAAACAAACCTATTTTAGTAAGGATGAAGAAGAATTTAGGGAAAGCGGTGCTGAGAAAAGAGCAAAGAAAAAGGCAGAGGAAGAATAAATTTGCGGGTTAAGTTATAATAGATATATGGCAGGTTTTTCATACAGGAAGAACCTTGATGGTTCTAATCAAGCTCCTACTCTATTATATGTAATAGCAAAGCAAGGAATTGCTTTTTCTGTTGGTGATGCTGTCCGTATAAATACCAGTGGTTTTGTGGATATTTGTGATGCACAGGAGGGGATGGCTGGAGTGTTGGTTGCTATTGTTACCAGAAAGGGAACCGCAAAGGCTGTTGATGCAGGTTCAAATGATACTTGGACTACCTCAGCTGATAATCAAACTGTGGCTATGGATATGGCTGTATTTATTCCTGCACTTCCAAACTATTTATTCTTTAACGATGCCGATGGAAATGGAAGTGAAGCTCATATTGGTCTCTTTTATGATTTAGCTAATAGTTATGCTGTTGATGAGGATACCCATTCTGACACTACTCAAGCAACCGTCAGACTTTGGGAGTATGACCCGAATCATATAAGTGATGCTTCACAGGGACTTTTTCAAGTAGTTGAATCTCAATTTGGTCAGGATTCTTGGGATAGACAAGATTAAGTTTGCAAGTTAAGTTATAATTAATATATGGCAGGATTTCAATATAGGAAAAATTTAGATGGCTCCAATCAAGCACCCACCTTGGTTTATGTTATTGGTAAAAGTTCAGTTGCTTTTGCGGTTGGAGATGCGGTAAGAATAAACACTTCAGGTTTTTGTGATGTTTGCGATGCTGGTGAGGGAATGGCAGGAGTAATTCAAACTGTAACTACTAGAGAGGGACAGCCAGTAGCTTGTGATTCTGGAACAACTGATACTTGGACAATGAGTTCTACCAATGAGACAGTGGCGAAAAAAATGATTGGATTTATTCCAGCACTTCCAAACTATTTATTCTACAATGATTCTGACGGAACTTTAACTGAAGCGATGGTAGGAATGTATTTTGATTTAGTTTCTCACACTCAGATTGACGGAGATACTAACCATGATACTACACAGAGAACTTGCAGACTTTGGGAGTTTAACCCAGACCAT